TAAGGCAGAAGAGCCTAAGGCAGAAGAGCCTAAGGCAGAAGAGCCTAAGGCAGAAGAGCCTAAGAAGGCCGACCTGCTGGCAATCAAGGAAATCGGGCAGAAGATTATGGCGTACAAGGGCGAAAACCCTTGGGTCGAGGAAGAGTGCGCTAAGGCTATGGGGGGTAAGGTTCTTGCGACTCTTCGAGAGAGCGAGATACAGCCCGCGTATGATGCCTTGGTTAAAATCCTCAACAAGCTAGAAGGCAATGAAGAGCCTACCGGCGGCCTGTTCGCATAAGACATGCCAGAGGTACACGCTAAACTCTCGCCGAGCTCAGGTGAGCGGTGGATAAACTGCACTAAGAGTTTCAGTCTCATAGACTCTCTTGACTTGCCGGAGCCGAAGACCTCTCTAGCCGCCGAGGAAGGTACCTTAGCCCATTCCGTCCTAGAGAATGAAGCTAGGTACCGCCTTGGATGGTATGGCAACGAGGAATACAAGGCGCGGCGTGCAGAGCTTATCCAGGAATCGCGGGGACTTCTTGGCAAGAATGTCTATAACGAGATGCTGGAATACGCACAACAACATCTCGATTTGATATTCCACCTGACCCGGCGAGAGTTTTTGAAAACAGAATATGAAGGCTTGGTGTGGCTGGAGACGCGGGTATATCCAGGTATCGAAGGATGCTTCGGTACAGCGGATACTATCGTAGCCCTTGAAGACGAGCTGCATGTTATCGACTTCAAGTACGGGCGTGGCGTGCCGGTATCCCCCGTTGATAACACTCAGTTGAAGCTCTACGGCTTGGGCGCTTACGAAGCGCTCAAGATGTTCTGGGACTTCAAGACGGTCACACTGCATATCGTCCAGCCACGAATACACAACGTAGATTCGTGGGAAGTAAACTTAGAAGACTTGCTGGCGTGGCGAGAGGATGTCGTCAAGCCTGCTGTTGAAGACATACACAACGGTACCGGGGTTTTTGCCCCGAGTGAGAAGGCTTGCATGTGGTGCCCCGCCAAGGCGTTCTGCACCGCAAGAGCAAGAAATGTGTGGGAAGGCGTGAGAATCGCATGAGTAATTTTGACTTCCTTGACGCGGGTATCGAGTACATGACCCTGGAGGACATGGTATCGGTAGCCCTGCGGGCCGGGGACATTCGTAAGTGGCTCAAGGACATAGAGGAAACTCTTATAGACCTAGCTTACGAGAAGGGCGCGAACGTACCCGGCTTGAAGGTGGTTCGCGGCTCCGGCCGGCGAAGCATCAAAGACGCGGATGCGTTCTTGAAAGCCCTGGAAGATGGAGGATTCGTCATTGATGGGTTATCCTCTGTCACGACAAAACTAGCCAGCATCTCCACCATAGAGCGCAAGCTCAAGGTGAAGCTGGAGGACTCACCTGGTAGCGAGTTTGTCACCAAGAGCCCCGGCTCGCTGATGCTAGTTCCCGAAGCCGACCCACGAAAGGGGGTGAGTAAAGCTGACGAATCAGCGAACGCTTACTCAGAACTGTTTCAATGAGGTGTATGTGAATCCCTATGTTTGGGGAAAGCAGAAACTCATGAAGGACACCGGCTCGCACCGGAAATTATCAAAACGATTAGGGTTCTCCTACGAAGGGGCTGTGCAACAGTTCGTATCGGGCTATCGCCCAGTGAACGCGCAGCTACTCTTCGGGCTCCAAGCCTTGGGGGTTACCGGACGGGTAACCTTTGTACCTCCAGGATTGGCGAAGCGGGACGAATACCTGCGTAACTCAGATGCACTGTTCTACGCAGTGCACCCGAAACTGAAACAACTGAAAGAAAAGGAATAACTGTAATGGCTGTAACTCTTGGTAAAGTACGACTCTCCTACGTCACTCTGGTGGACGCTAAGGACTCGACGGACGTAGAGCACCCGAAGTTCGCTTCGCTGGACCAGCTTCGTGAGATGCTGGAGGATAGTAACCGCGCCGGGGAAGTAGACGACTACAAGTTCTCCGTGAACGTCATCTTGCCTAAGGATGCTAAGGTACCCGGCACAAATGAACTTGTTATTGACCGCCTAGAGAAGTCTGTCATGGATGCTATTGACTACGCGGCGTCAGACCGTAGCAAGACTAAGCTACCCACCAAGTACGTACCCACTCTCAAGAAGCTGTGGAAGGACTCGGGCGCTATGCTCACCGAGACTCAGAACATCCTCAAGACGGTGGTACGAGACGGTGATACGGACGCTCGCGCAGAGGATAAGCCGTACCTGCACGGTGCGCACAACTTCACCGCAGACCAGCGGGCGTACCGACGTAACCAGCTCGCGCCCATTCCGGTATACGCACCTGGTGCAGGCCGTCCGGTTGAGCTTGACCCAAATGAGGTTCACTCAGGCGATTACGGTTTCGTGAGCGTCACGCCGTATGTGTACCGGTTCGGCAAAGCCTACGGCATCAAGTTCTTCTTGGAGTCCGTGCTCAAGACGGAAGACGGCGAGCGCCTGGATGGCACCGTATCCGCCGAGTCTGCATTCGGGGATGTGCTGGAAGCCTACGCAGAGCAGAGCCAAGACGTGTTTGGCGAGGTGGCTTCCCAGGAAGCTGAGTCCAGCAAGTCCATGTTTGGTTAATATTGGGTAGCTAAAACCCCGGCAAGAGAATATTCTCTCGCCGGGGTTTTCCTGAATTGGAAACGGAAACCAAAACGATGCAGAAGAAATTATACATAGACTTCGAAACATTCTCGGATGTAGACCTGAAAGCACGAGGTGCATACAACTACATGCGCGGCGCTTTCTGGGAAGCACTTATCTGTACCTACCGATGGGGCGAAGACGGGGAAACTCAGATACTCCAGGGTATGGACGAGATTATGCCTTTCGTTCGGGAAACGCATGATGATGAAGATGTAGTGTTCATAGCCCACAACGCCAGCTTCGAGCGCCTGGTGTACACCACCATCAACGATTACCATATAGGCGAGTTTATGCCACCTGAACGGTTCATAGACACTATGGCAATGGCGCGCTGTTTAGGCTTCCCTGGAGGTCTGGGAAACCTGGCAAAAGCCCTGGGGGTGGAAGAGAAAGACTCTGCTGGTACTCGGCTCATCAATATGTTCTGCGTACCAGACAAACGAGGACACTGGCACACGCCGCAGACCCGCCCTACGGACTGGAAGCGGTTCTGCGACTACGCGGTGCAGGACGTGGATACTCTGGTAGCTGTGCACAAGGCTATGGAAGAGCGATACGGCGGCTTCCCTCCAGGTGAGCAACAGGTATGGTATGTAGACCAGCGCATCAACGACAGGGGCATCCTAGCCGACGTGAAGCTGGCACGCCGGGGTATTGAGATAGCAGAAGACATCAAGAATGGTTCTCTGCGAAGTATTGAGCTGTATACGAAGCTGGAGAACGGACGCTCTCAGAAGCAATTCTTTGGGTGGGTTGCGGACCAACTGTTACGGGGCGGAATCATCACGCAAGTTGAGGAAGGCGTGTACATATTCCCAGACACCGGTGAGCCATTCGACACCATAGATAAGAATATGGTGAGTTACCTGCTTGAGCGCGACGACATCTCGATAGCGTTGCGAGAAGTGCTCAACCTTCGCGCCATGTCTAACGCGGCTTCGGTGGCTAAGTTCAACGCATACCTGAGGCTCGCTGACCCGTTCGGGCACCGGGTGCGAGGGGCAATGCAGTTCTTCGGTGCGCACACAGGCCGGTGGGCAGGGCGTGGTGTTCAGTTCCAGAACCTCCCCCGGAATACAGCCGGCGGGGAAGAAGAAACGGAAGCCTTAGTAGCAAGGGCTATGTCGAACGATGGGGATGACATGACCTTGGATGACTTGAAGCCCCTGATTAGGGCTTGCGTGACGGCGCCAGAAGGTAAAGAGCTTACCGTGTGTGATTACTCTGCAATTGAGGCCCGTGTTATTGCCTGGCTTGCTGGGGAAGAGTGGGTACTCGAAGCGTTCCGTGAAGGGCGGGACATCTACGTGGAGACCGCGAGCCGTATGTTCCATGTCCCTTACGAGGAAGCTAAAGCCCTACGCAGTAAGGGCAAGGTCGCTGTTCTCGCTTTGGGCTATAACGGCGGCGTGAATGCCCTACGCGTAATGGGTGGCGAGGGAACGGACGAAGAGCTTCAAGAGCTTGTCTGGGCTTGGCGTGCGGCTAACCCGAACATTGCTAGGTTCTGGAAAGACCTTGAGAGCGCTTTCCGTCTTGGTTATGGGAAGGTTGGTCAGTTCCTTGAGGTGCAGTCCGGGGCTAACAACGCGCGCCGGATAGTCTTACCCTCTGGCCGGGCTGTGTATTATCACGAAGTACATACGCGGCCAATGATGAAGTTCGGTAAGGTCTTCCAAGTCCTGCACTTCAAAGACCCGAAGAACATTTCAGGTAGTGCATGGCTCACGACCTATGGAGGGAAGCTCTCGGAGAATGTGACCCAAGCCGTGGCGCGGGATGTTCTAGCGAACGCTCTTATCAACCTGGAAGAGAACGGCGCGGAGGTTGTTGCTCACGTCCATGACGAGGTTATCTGCCAGTCCGGGCTATCTGTTGATAGGGTAGCGGAGCTGATGGGTATCAGTGGCTCTCCATACTTCCCGGCATGGGCCAAAGGGTTGCCCCTAGCGGCGGCAGGGTATAACTGCAAACGGTACCGGAAAGAGTAAGATACATCATACTGAACATGCGCACACGCGGTTGCAATTAGTGACCGCGTGTGCGTATACTATAGGTACATCAAATAGAAACGGAGGGTCCAGCGAGGGGCATTTTTATGAACCGCCGAGATTCGGTGGACTGGTTCAACCAGCAACAGCAGGTGAACCAGCAGACCAACCTGCAACAGATGGTCTACGAGCAATCACAGCTGATAAGCGCACTTATAGAAGAAGTAAAACTCTTGCGCGATGCATTGGTAGAAAGCAATATGCGAGGTGATAAGTAGCATGTACGTAGTACCGAAGGTACCGCTCAAGTACGTCTTGCCGGGGGTTATGGCCTTTGTGGTCAACGATGATTTCGGCCAACGCATGTACGACGTTCTAGACCTGCAACACCCGGAATGGATTACAGAAGTCCTCAGGACGGAAGATGTTCATATCGACGATATGTTAGAGGATATGTACGGCTCCGCACGCGAAGGCAAACTCAACATTCTAGAGACAGATGGTGAAGTGAGCGTACTGCTGTACGACGGTGAACGCCCGCACACCTTCAAGCCGCTGTGGGTTACACGAGATGACCTTAGGCTCAAGATTGAAGCCGTTATGTACTCAGTACCAGAAGGTAGCGTTATCCATGAAGGGGCGAGAACTTTCCTGGAGAGGGTCGAAGACCTACCGCGTTACATGTACAAGGACAACGAGTCCCTGGTAGATGCGTACTTGGAGAGCGGACTACTGATTGACACTTCAATCCCAGCCAAAGGCGGAACCGATTACATAGCACGGCTCGAACTGCAAGAATTTCTATCCGTAGATTTGAAAGGCCGAATCAATGACTAACACACCGGGACACTACGAAGCTCAGAACGGGGTAGACCCGACCGCCGTAGTAGATGATATTGGCTTCTGGGCACGGCTCGCGTTCAAATACATCTGGCGAGCGCAGATGAAAGACGGCGTGCGGGACATAGATAAAGCCCTGGATACCTTAGAGCGTATCTACAAGACCGAGCCAGAATGGTTCTTGCCACGTACCCGCAAGACCGACATAAACGTGAAGGGTAATCAAGACCTGTACCGATGCGCCTGGCCGGGTGCTTTCTCGCCCCTGGCACGTGACCGCGCTTTGGCGTTCTACGCACGGGTAATGCTGGGCGAAACACGCATCATCGAACGACAGGCTGGGCAGGTGATGGGTGTTGCTACCCCGGCACGTCTGAGCAAGCACATCTATGTCACCCTGCAAGAGCTGTTGAAGTCTTACCGCGCGGAGATTTTGGCGCTGGAAGAAGCTAAGAATATGAAAGGGTTTGCTCTCGATGTCTAATTTACGTCGATTGTATAAGAGTGTAAAAGATTTATCTGCGTCTGTGGGTGTTCTACCACCAGCTGTTTTGTTCACGTTAGATATATGGGCAAACGAGATGTCTTTTACTGACATGTACAAGGTCATGCCTTTATCCTTGCGGAAGCGTATGCATAAGCCTCGGGAATTTAACAAGGAGAAATGGAAAGAGTTTTTCGATAAACCTTTGTTTGACCCTAAAACATACGAAACTTTCTTTGATGCGCTGGGTTATCCTCAGGCAGATATTGCTCTTACATTGCCTGGATATGAAGGCGATATTTTAGTGCTAGTTTCGCCTTACGGCAAAGAACACATTCATGCCAAGAAGGTGTATCGAACGATGCGAGAGATAGAAGCCAGGTACCGTCCCGCAGCGCTAGCAACCGGTAAAGAAGACCATTATATAGACCATGTTTTAAGTTTCTATAAGGGCTTGTCTAGCCCTTGGGGAGAGATGGATACTAGTTCTGGTAGTCGGTATATACTAGCCACCAAGGACAACATAGAAAGCCTTGTAGGTCTGTCAGATAGTATAGCTACATTCGGTCGCCATTTCGTTGATGAAAACTTTGTTCAGTATATGCTGAGGGTTACCGAAAACATCATAGACGATTTAGAGAAAGTGAAACTGCCGCAATGATTATCAAGACCCTCGGCAAGCCAGGGCATGTCATTATCGGGGACCGTAAAGGCATGGACTGCGAATCTATGAACGCGGTGCACACTCTTGAGCGGTTATCTGAAAAGTTCCCTCGAGAGTACAAGTACGACCGGTTTCACGCAAAGATAGCGGCGTTGAAATTCCGTTATGTAGTGCTTGAGTCTCATGGGGAATTGATTCCTCCCGACACGCTGGATAAAGACCTTAAAGCATTAGCTAGGATTGCAGAGTATTGTATTAACAACGGGTAGACACAACCCCGGCAAGGAAGATGAACTCTCTTGCCGGGGTTGCGCTTTGTATTACTGATTCAGGTACTCGTCAGAAGCGTAGTACGAGGAATCAGCGGCGTGCTCAGCCGGAGCCGCCGAGGAATCCTGGGGCTCAACCGTCTTAGAGGGCTGTTCCTTGTACTGAGTGGGGCTTACGTTAATAAGCGCCAGCACAGCACCGATAACGCCGGTAACGCCAGCAGAGATGTGTGCCCACTGCTCAGCATTCACGGCGCCGAAAGCGGTGAGTCCGATACCTGCAAGAGCTACTAAGCCGTATACAATCTTTCGTACAGCGGCCCACTGCTCAGTTGTCAGTGACATGTAAATTCCTATCGTTCAGGACTACGGTATCCACAACCCGGTCTAGCCGGGTCTGGGTGTGCCGGTTGTCGGCGCGTAGTCCGCCTATATCTTTCTTTAGCTCGGATTGGTCGTCCAAGCTTCGGGTAAGCACATCTTCCATATCGCGCTGTTTCTTTCCTTGGGCGGCTTGCTCGTGTTGGAGGTTGTCTAGCCGATTGCGGATTTCAAGCATTGCGGTATTCGAGTCGCACATACCCTTCTCTATTGCAGAGAGCTTGTCCCGTATAATATCCAGGTCATCCCTGAGGTTAGTGCCGTGGTCATTCTTGACCTGATGTTTAGCTTCGCGCGCATCATTCCCGACAATATGGACTGCATGTTGCAGGTCTTCAATCTTGCTGGAGATTACTTTGCTCACACGTATCCCAACTAGAACAGCGATAATTAGGCACACTAGGATAATCACGAATGCGTCCACCTCAGGGTCGCCGGTCTTAGGTATTTCAACCACGTCCCGACCTTAGTTAGGGAAGTTCATGAAGCTGGCGCGAGTATCGCTATCAAACTCCTCCTTGCGGGCGTTACCTTGAGTGGCTTCGTTATACCCCAGAAGCTCACGGAGCTTACCCGCAACCGAGCCGTCTCGCATTCGTCCAGGGATTCCGATGCGGAACTGATTGAACAGAGTCTTCACCATGCGTAAGGTAGACCACTGCATGGAGTCCTGCACCTTCACCATGTCTACGAGGGTGCGGTTACCCCACTCAGGACGGGGGGTGTAGAAGAGCACTTCTTCAAGTTCTTTCTTGGTTGCCATGTCGAACCAATCTCCTGTTCCTGCCGGGGCTTGTCCGGCGAGTAGTTTGTTTATGTTATCGCGAAATGCGTCCATGTCAATAAAGGACGGGTCGATTTTCCCCTGCGCGGGTCCTGCATATTCTTTATGTGCAATCTGCAGGAAGTTCGGGTTGCCCATACCGTAGCCACGTTCCAGCGCGGCGGCGAGGATAGGCATGTATTCCAACTGTGCGGCAGTCCAGTCAGCAGGTGCAACACCCGAAGACTCCATCTCCACCCCGATAAGGAACTCATTGCCCCTATTCCGGGGGATGCCTGGGGCTTCACCCTCCCCGGCGTGGTTAGCCCAGCCGGCGGCGATTACGTAAACTTCCGCGTTACGCCCAAACACGATGTGCGCCAAAGGCCCCGGCAAGTCGGAGCGCCCGTGGATACACATGTTGAGTGTTGGTGCGCCCTCAGTCCAGTAGCGGGCAGAGCCTGTAGCGGTGTGGTGCCAAAGAACACCATTGACCGCATCCATCTGCCACCCGTTAGCGGCCTGGTACCCACGGTATTTCCAGCCCTGAACTTCAATAACGTTCAAGCGTTTACCGTTCGGTGCAGTGTACGCGCGGAGTTTGTCTGCCAAGTCCGTAATGAACATTGAAGAACTCCTTAGTATTTTAGTCATAGAGTAGAACACATATACGATATAAGTATAGTACCTGTGGTACGATAGACATGCCTCAGGGAGGTTGGCGCGTCCCTGCTGTAGGCATTTTCTCCTACCCCGGCGAGATTGTTAGTCATCTCGCCGGGGGTTTTCTGTATCCCGTACCGGACATAGAAATACCCCCGCACGTCGTGACACCCGTGCCGGGGTATTTCTATGTTGGGGTTCCCTCCCCAACACCTCAACCACATTCTGAAAGGATAACTATATTATACCTTATGCCCAGCGGGTGAAAAGCGGGATGTTTAGGATGTACCGGCGACCGCGAGCAGATGCCCCGAACGACCAGAACTTTATATCCCGAGAACCAGCTTCGACGGCTACAGAACCTTCGTTCTGCTGGCCTGGTATAACCTGAATCTCGCTCAAGGATACTGGGGTTGGTGCCTCCGGTGGGAGACGGAACACCGTAGCTCCACTAGGCGGGGCCGATACCATATCTAAATCCATGTGTATGAGCGCGTGACCCGATGAACGGTCTACACTCATGGACTGCGCCACAGCACCACTACGCAGGTTGATGTCATTGCTCACCTTCGCCAGCTGATACGTCAGTACGCCTGAGGTCTGGTTCAGAATCTCCGTCTTGACAGCCTGCAGACGCTCTTCGGATACACCAGAGCCGCCGCCACTAGTCGGGGCTGGGTACGTGAAGTTACCAACCTGGAGTCGAACACCATCACCTTGCGGGTCTTTGTACCGAAGCGGAACAGACGCTTGCGTGTAATTCTGCGGCACGGGAACGTCCAGTGTAGTGCAGTTCGCAATAACAAGACCCTTGAACCAGGACTCAACGTAGTAACTCCACCGAGCGCCACCGTCATTCGGACGAGCGCGGCGGGAGGAACAGCCTTGCAACACCGTGCCGTCCGTGCCCGAGTTGCAGAGGTAGAAATCTGCACTGGAGTTTTTACCTGCCGAGCCGTGTGCAGTAGGCCCGTAGGACGAGGACTCCCCACGGCACGCGGTAAAGGTGTTGTCGCCGAACTCCACGAAGAATCCGTGGCCGCCGTTTTCCTGGGCTTCGCAGGTGGTGAACGCGCACTTGGTGGCACGGATGCGCCAGCCTGCACCGTTGTACTGAGACGCACGAGCATTACTGCCAGGCGAACCTGCTGTAATATCAGCACCAGGTGCGGCGTTACCGGCGATACCGTAGAGCTGACCGAACGCCGCGCCGGAGTGGGTGTACCAGGACGTGCTCAGATCGAACTTCGTCTGGGAGGTGTAAATCTCAACGCCGGCGAAGTTCCCGCGCCCCTGGTTCGAGCCGCCAATATCAGCCCCGAAGAACTTATTATCAGCCGCGCCACCAGAGCCTTCACCATGTCCCGGGGGCTTACCAACGATAAGTCCAGCCTGGTAACTGTTGCGCACTCGCAGACCGAAGGAACACATGGCCTGGTCGTCGTTACCGATGATAGCAATGCCAGTTTCCATATCCCACACGGTGAGGTTGTTCAGCTTCGGTACCGAATCCGGTTCAGGCGGGTTGGCTCCCATGTCGGAGTTGAGACATACGCCGATAGTGCCTGGAATGTAGTTCTGATGCTGACGGCCAGTCTTCCGGGCGCGAATCCACAGGTCAGATAGACCGAAGTGCATCAGGTCATTCGACTGCTTACGCGTGTTCCACGAGCCGGTATGGAAAATACCCGTGCGCTCTGCAATCGCCTTGGTATCAGTGGCGATAATCTCAGTAGCACGGTCATCACCGTAGACGTGCACGAAACCCTTCAACTCAATGAACGGGTAGCTGACAAGGTACCGACCCGCGGGGATATATACCGAGCCCCCGCCGAGAGCGTGTACGTCGTTTATTGCATCCTGAATAGCTTTCGTGGAATCGCGCTTGCCGGTCGGGTCTGCCTCATACGGAGCATGGGTAACCGTGACGGCGTAAGAGCTGTTCTTCACGATGGACGACGAAGCCTGTGGCACCGTCGGGGGATGCTCAGTGAGGTACTGCTTCACCATGTTTTGAATCTGCTCGTCCGTGATGGTTGGTGCAGTTACCCGCTTACGAATGGCCGCGTCAGGCTTGCCGGTGTAGTCGCTGTTTTTGAAGCTGGGCATAGTGAATGTAGCCACTACCTTCCTCCTTAATGCTGGGGACTTTCCTCTTCGGTGACTATCTCGTTCATCTTCAACTCAAGGGCGGCGAGCCGCTTCTCGAAAGGGAGAACACCTTTAATCCAAGCACGAACGCGGTCTTCCACCCACGGCGAGGGCGGCATATCGTAAGGGTTCTCCTGCGGGTGGTCTTCCGAGCCGTCACCAACCTTGAAAGTTCGGTCGGTGACGTAGAGGTTACCAATGCCCAGGGAGTCAGCCTTAGCGAACACAGCATCAATGTTCTGCTGAGTCGCGCCGTGGATGACGTGCCAGAACCTCCACGACGGGATGCCTTTGTAGTGGTCTGGATGGATGTACTTCGTTGCAGGGTCGATGTATTTCGCCGCGTCCGACTCGTAGGTGAGTGCGATGTCGCAAGCGTCCATCATAGACTTCGGGGTGTTCGAGCCAGGGTTGATAACGATAAGCGTATCGTGCCCTAACTCTTCTTTCAGCTGCTTGTACAAGCTGGTGTAGTTCTCAATGACCTTGTTCTGCAGAGTCTCGTCCAACCACGGCGAGGTCTCGTCCAGGAAGATACCACCGAAGATGTCACCGAAGTCTTCCCTCACCGCCTTGGCGGAGTTGATGATGAACTCGTTGGTGAACTTCGTCACCTCTTCCATTGTCACGCCGAGGTTAGTGCGCACCTTCTCCCTATATGTCTCGGGCATGCCGTCCATGTTCGCGCCGTGCCTGGTTTTGATGTAGAACAGCACGCGCATAGCGCCAGCACCTTTAGCGAGCTGGCCCTGCACCTCGAAGTCCTGGTCTTTCCGTTTGGAGAGCCAATCTCCCGAAGCGCGGTTGAGTATCACCATGCCGAGGGTGTTGCCAAAAGCGAGGAACTTAGCCCACTTTGAGTTCGCGCCGTTGTAGTAGTCCGGCCAGGTATACGTTACGGGGCTGTAGTAGTGCTGTCCGTTCACGAATCCGAAGTTCGGCTGGCGAGTCTCGAAGTGCGCTACCTGTTTCGAGACCTCAGACTCAATCCGCTGAGTCAGCGTTTTGTTAGTAGAGACATGGTATTCCGCCATGCATCCTCCTTAGTTAGTGTGTAAGCGTCCGGTTGTATACCGCAGACAGTCGCCCGGAGGCGTTGCGGTTTCGCGCTTGGGCATCAATAAGTTCCATAACCCGGTCTTCGCTCACGCCGGGGGATACGGCGTTCTTCTCACTGAGCACGGACTCCACAGCTTTACGCAGTGCGAAGTTGTCGTTCAGTGAAGCGGCCGGGGTGGGCTTGACGGGTGCCGTCTCGGGTTCAGGTGCACTCGGCGCAGGAAGAGCGCCCTCTTCCGCCAGCACTTCGAGGACAATGGCGCGTATCGCCTGTACCCCTTGACGGGAGAATCCCCCATCCTGGTTCAATACTGCAATATCCACGTTATGCGTCCTTAGTCGTGATGGTGAGAGTCCCATCCCCGTTATCGGTGATGGTCGGCACCTTGCCGTCCACAATCTCGCGAACCTTGTCTTCGTTCACGCCGGGTTCAACCGGGGGGATAGCCGCAATAGCGGCATCTGTAGCCTTCTTCGCGTCAGTTAGGGCTTCGGTCTTCGCGGCGGCAATCTTAGGTTCTACCTCGGCAAGAGTTTCTGTCTTAGCGGTGGATACTGCCTCTGTCTTCGCAGTGGCAATCTTAGAATCCACGTCAGCAGAAACGGCGGACTTAGCAGACTCAACGGCTTCCGTCTTGGCGGTGGCAATCTTAGGTTCTACCTCGGCAAGAGTTTCTGTCTTGGCAGTGGTTACGGCTTCTGTCTTGGCGGTGGCAATCTTAGGTTCTACCTCGGCAAGAGTTTCTGTCTTGATGGTCTTAGATGCTTCTGTCAGAGCTGTCTGGATAGCGGCTTGAACCTGTGCTGCATTCAGTCCACCCTCAGGGGTCGGCGGGAGCTTCGCAATCTCCTGCTGGATAAGCTGAGCTACCTTCGCTTCATCCACACCACTAGCCGGGGGTATGACCGCGATAGCCTTCTGCACGATGGTGTTCACCTGCTCCTCAGAAAGACCCTTCTCAGGTGCCGGCAGGGCGGCGATAGCGGCCTGGATAAGACCATTTACCTGCTGTTCCGTCAAGCCTTCCTGTGGGGTAGGAATCTTAGAGATAGCGGCCTGTACGATGGTGTTCACCTGCTCCTCAGACACACCGCTCTGCGACGGGGGAAGCTGGGAAACAGCAGAGCGGATAAGCTCTTGAACCTTAGTCTCGCTCACGCCGGGGGTCTGGGGAATCTTCGCAACCTCGGCCTGAACAATCGAACGTATCTTCGACTCGTCTACCGCGGGTGCGGGAATGGGTAGCGAGTTGATTTTGCTCGCTACGATGGACTCAACCTCAGAACGGGAAAGGCCACCCGAGACGGTGACAGCACCGATGGGCGGGGGAGTATGGGAAACGAGCGGCTGGTCTGCCACTTGATACCTCCTAGGTAAAAGAAAAATGGGAGTGTACTCGAACAGTACACTCCCATTCTACCGGGGAACTAGGCTTGCTTCTTTTTCAGTTCTGCAAGCTCTGCCTGTAGCCCTGCGATAGCGGCTTCGGCTTCGGCTAACCGTGCATGGAGTTTCTTCGTACTAGCCTTTTCAGCCGTGAAAAACTCCACTACGTCATTCGCAAACGGGACGACTCGCGTTAAGGAATACGGGTTGGAAATCTGCGCATAATGCGTATTTCCTTTCGAATCCTTATTGAAGATGTAGAACTGCCCTGCCTCAACAGCAACATTCCACGCCGTGCCGGAGTTTATCGCATACAAGATAATCACGCTGTTGTTCGGTGCCGACGCAAGCGGCCACGCCGGGAGGGAAGCCGCATCCACGTAGGTATACCAGGTACGGTCTGGGCCAACCGGGATGGGCACTCGTCTGTCTAGGTTGTCGGCAAAGCTGTTACGCAGTGTCGAGGCTAGATTACTTGAGTTATCATTCAAAGTATTGACCTGCTGTGCGAGCTTACGCTCAAGGTCGTCCTTGGTGTTCGTTATTTTATTGTTCACCAGGTCAATCTGCGTATTACGCTCAACCTTCGCAGCGAGAACCTGCTGGTCTGTATACGTTTTCGCGGTGTTTATCGCCTGGTCTCGCTGTTCCGCCGCATTAGTGAACGCCGCCGCACGGCACTGCGTGATAGCCGCGTCCGCAGACTCAGCGAGTTTCTGTGCCTGCAGGCGACCCTTCGCAATATCGTTCGGGTTGTCGTAGTAAATGCTCCATGTAGAAGTCTTACCCACTGATATATTCCTTCCTTAGAGTAACGGGTTAGCCTCGGCCTTAGTCCACGTCGTGCCTTGCCGCTGGCGGGTGTCTTCAAGCTGTTGCCAAGTTCGCTTGCCCGACTCGTTGTTAGCTTCGACGGTCTCCCACGTCTGGATAGTCTGGTCGTAACTGAACACCCACACCGTCAAGGTTGTCGTATTGTCGTCAGGTTGATGCGACAACCCACAGATGACCCCTCGTACAACAGCACCAAAGACGTTCTCCCTACCGAACTCATTCATGCCCTTGATGGTGACGACCGAGCCGAGGACTAACGACAGGTCGTAAGGTATCTCAAGGTTAGTGAAGTGCGGCTGTGCGTCCAGAGCATACCGACTGAGCACGTCCGCTACTTCCTTGGCAAACTTCCTATCATCTATGAAGTCCCACCCTTCAAGGGTCAGGGTGCGTGCGTTCGGCGTTCCGCCGGATACCATGTGCTTCTGCTTGATGCGCTTCATGGTTCCACGGGCGCGTATCACCGGAAGCTCAATATCAGGAACCACAATGCCGTATGCGGCGGTGTTATTCACCCTGGTTCCACGACGGTAGTCGTGCGTGGCGGTGCGAAGCTGAATATCCTTGGACGTAGTTTCCTTAACCAACGGACCATCAGAGTTTATAAACGTGCCGGAGATAGCCTTCTGAGTCAGTTTGGTAACCCACGGCGAGAGCGCTTCCACCTTGCAGTCAATAGTAGCGGCGTAACGCCACTCCCATTGAGTCAAGCCATTGGATGCTTGCGCACCTGACTTGACCTGTGTAGATACGAGGGTGCACCCACCATAGAACGAGCCGTTGTTGTCAGCAATCCAAGACCAATCCTGAGCGCCCTGGTCTTCCACGGAAGTATCCAAGTCCAGCCATTCTGTTGATTCGTCTGGCTGGATAAAGTCTTCAATGGTATCTCCGACGGCAATAGTGCCGCCTTTTTTCCACACGTCAAGCTGCGTTTTTCGGGTTTGCGAGATAGCCCAGTCTGCATACTCTACTTCGATACGAGAGCATGTCAGGGTCAAGTCGGTGTTTATACCGAACGCACCAATATCGTATGACGGGTTCAGCGTGCCGGCGTTACCTATCGTCCCGGATACCAAACTCTCAAGAGGACAGACCTGTGCGACTCCATCAGCGTCAATCCACCAACCCACAGCGAGGGACTCGCATAAGTCTTTCAGCACCTCACCTGCGGTACGGTCGCGTAGAGACGGCATGGTGGTTTGGTTGATAAGACGATTCGCGGCGGTGAAGTTCACCTTCGGGTCCCACTGCTGGTACTCGGTTCTCACCGCGTCCAGGAACTTCTTACGTTGCGGTTGATTGTCGGGAATGGTAGACACCTGCAACCCACAGATACCCGAACGAGGGAACTTACGTCCGTTCTTCACGTCGTTGAAAATCCATACCTCCGCCCACGCCGGGAGGTGACGTTCTAATCCTCCTACGGCGTGCAGGTTCCGAGGCATTTGAACGAAGCCTGAATCGACAACAGCACCCCCAAATGACGCGTAAAACCGCACGGAGTTGCCGTCCTGCTCTAAGATAGCAGAGGTTATCTTAGACCCTGCGTTCATGGGGAACTGCCCAGTCCACATGACGGTAGCGCGAGTTTCTTGGGACTCCGGGAATCGGTCTTCGTATTGGTTGAAATACAGCTCTACCTTGCCGGAGTCGTCCCAGCGAATAGATGCCCCGCATGCATCCTCAGTGATGATTTTCACCTGGTACAGGTTACCCATATGCTCACGAGCGGGGTCCCACCGAATCATCCAGGATGCGAAAATGTCAGACCTGCGATGTTCCTGAGGGATACCGAACGGCCCGATGCGACGCGTCTGAGCTACCTTGATAATGCCTTCGGTCATCCACGAGCCGCCTTTGTCATACCACAGCGTAGGTGGCTGTAAGCGGTCACGGTTAGAACGGGACTGCACAACCTCGCCGGAGGCACCGACACCGTTACGGGAATACCCACCCACAGTAAAGCCCAGGTCAGCACCGTTGTCTAGGTTTCCTATTTGACCTTCCGGCCCGACAATATCATTCCACGTCCTGTAGTCCTGAACATAACAGGGGTTGTCCCATTGGTTTACCCAAAAGGACCCGAATATAGGAAGGCTCAAGACGGTGAGGGGTGTAGCCGGCGGTGCATACGTGTAGCCGGCGGCGGCAAGAGCTATGCCGAGCTTGTACGCCGGGGCGGGGTTGGTGTATCGGAGCGCTTGACCGTCTTCGAAGAACTTCTCTTTCTGTCCGACGAGCCACCCGTAGAACTGGTTGCGCCAGTGGTATACAGGGTCGGCATTTATCTTATTGGAAAAACCGTCTACACGTTGGGTCAGTGACAGACCCACGGAGGACTCGTTGAAGGACACATTGTCTACAAGCATCACCATGTGCTTGATGGTCTGGTCTTTAACCCAATTCTTGTTAGCGCCAGATGTGTACTGCATACGGTCGTCGAACTGTTGTAACACGAGCCGGACAGTATCCCCTCGGTGAGGGTATGCACCAGTGAACGGGGACGGGAATCCCTGCGCGCCACCTCCAGATAGGTCAATGTTCAAGCTAACCCGAAGATACGTCTGCGTGGAGGGGGATATATCAGAGGGTACCGGGTGGAACGCGTGCTCCACCTTCACGTTGCTGATGGGGAACTCTTTACCGCGCCACTGCAAGTATTCATCTGTACGACGGGCTACAAAGGTCATTTATTACCAAACTTCCTCTAGGGTGAATGAGGCCTTTACGAGAGGTTGCCTAACGAATGGTTCTATGGAGTACGAGAAGTCCTTGATGACTGCCCACCCACCAAGCCGGGGGGAGATGGGTGGCACGTGAGTACCTATCCACATCTGTAGAGGTGTGAACTCTTTCATGTACTCATACGCATCAACGATTCCCGTCACGTCTTGCGGGATGGTGAATGCCGGAGTTACGTACTCTCGCATTTCCACAGAGTCTATGGGCAGGGTGACAATAGGGCTTTTCGTGAATTGCGCGCCTGTCTTACCCCAGATGTGAATCTTCCCTTTACCGCGAGCGAATACCCGGAACCTACACACCGTGCCGGGTATGACCCATGTTTCATTCCCGTACACGGTTGAGCCTATAAGTTCATCCGCCCAGAAAGTAGGAAGATTATACCCATCTCGCGCGGTGAATGAACTCTCCACCAGAGAGCCGAAGCTCTTGTTCTCGGAGCCGCCTACAGTACCAACCCACAGTGTTGGGCCTTCGGTTGCCGGCCCCATGAAGTTGTTCCGTCGTGCGTGCGGGGTCATGAGGAACCTGGGGGCGCGCTGGGACTCTACATATGTCGCCAGCATGGACACGTAATCCCACGGCATAGACATGCTCGCATTCCAGGAGCGAGGTGTCTTGCCGCGGAACGATACATGCCGGCGACCGCGAGACGAGGTGAAGAATGCGAGGTTCGACTGTGCCTCTTGTACGGACACAGATTCGTTGAACGCTATGGGGAACGCGCGCCCACCCTCAATCATGAGGGTGGCATCATACGCCAGTCCATCCTGGTTGAATTTCTCAACAGGTTTCATCTGGAAGTCTTTAGATGCCACCCTCACAATCCTTTCTTAGGCTTACACCGCCCGTCGTAGGGAACGGCGGCCACTATCACTAAAGTTCAAGACCGCTTCGTTACTACGCGGGTCTAGGGACAATTTTACATTATCCGACATGACCTGCATGAGCGCCGATGCCATAGTCTTCGCCGCCGTGCCGGTGGATAGTTGGGAGTTTACGTCCACATCCAGGGCGTGGGCTGTGCTTACGCCGAGCTTCGTAGTCGGGGCCGAAGCAGATACGGAGTCGAACGCTCCCTGAACCGACTGCAACGCCGACTCGGTCTGCTTCTTGACGTTGGCCGCCTCCGCCGCGATAGCCCCGCCGAAGTCGCGCATCAAGGCGCGACCCGAATAGGTGGTGTATCCCGTACCAGAGAACGGACCTTCCTTAGCCGGGGAGAACGGGAACAGCTTACGGATGTTCGATAGACCGTTCTTCACCGTGTTCTTCAAACCATTGAAGGCACTCACAATACCGTTCTTGAAGCCGTTGATAAGAGCCTGCCCAGACTCGAACAGGTTTACTGACTTGAAGATATTGATGATGTTGCTGGGGAAGTTCTTGATGAATCCTATAACCTCGTCAACTTTTTGCTTGATGATGTCCTTGAAACCCTGCCACGACTCTTTAGTGATACCAAACAGCTGTGGCGCGAAGTTATCCATGCTGTCGAGCAATCCATGAAGCCAGCCACGGATACCCTCAACGATAGTGTTCCAGGTGTTCGACAAGAACTCACTGATACGGTTCCAGATAGCCTCAACTTCCTTTCGGGCGCCGTCAAAGTCTCCAGTCATGAGTTTCATAGCGCCGGAAACTAAATGCCCAAATACGTTGAGTGCTGCTCCGATACCGTCGAAGATAATTCCCAGCGTCGTGCCGAGGAACCGGACAGCGTTGGCAATCTGCGGACCGAAGGCGTTCACGAAGAACGTCACAATCGGAGTAGCGACCTGGATAATACCGTTCGCTAGTTGGGCAATGGCTGAGAACAGAGGTTCAAGGTCATTCAGCAAGCCGGTGAAGCCCTCACTGATGGACTTGAACGCGTCCCCGATAGCGGGGGCAATTTCATTCTGAATCATATCCGCAATCGGCTTGAAGAAATCCATTATGGACTGCCCAAGCTGATTGATATTATTGCGGAACTCTTCGGACGTGTTGTACAGGTACACGATAACGCCGACAATCGCCAACAGAGCGGCGACTACCAATGCAACGGGCCCTGCTGCTGCCGCAATAGCCGCACCAACAGCCTCAAGTGAGCCGCCCGCACCGAACGCCGCGACGACACCCGACACGCCGCCAGCAATGGCACTAATGCCCGAGATAGCCCCACCAATACCGGCGATAAGACCGGAGATAGGACCGAGCGCGGCGACCAGGGCGGCAACGGCGGCGATAACCAGGAACAATGCCGTAGCAAGCTCGGGGTTCTGTTGTGCCCACGCACCGAACTGCTCAACCAACGGGCCGAGGTTCTGGCCTAACCATTCGATAGCATTCTTCAAACCCTCTGCGAGGATGGGAACAATCGCGTCAAGGGCTTCCTTGAGGCCCTTGAAAATAGGTGCAAGCGCATCCAGGGCGGCACCGAACACCGGCAAGAAGTGCTCAGCCATGTTGCCGATGATGCTGGCAAGCGAGCCAAGAATCTCGCCGAGGGGTCCAGAGTGCTCCGAAAGTTCAGCCATGCCCTTTGAGATACCGTCTACTGCATCCCGAATACCCGTCTGGAACGCGGGTGTCGAGACGGCTTCCGTGACGAGCTTGACCCAAGAGCTGATGGTCTCTGAGATTTTACCCATGACGTAGGCGATGGTCTCTGCGGTCTCGTGCAGAGCCTTGCCGATGTACTCGAACGCCGGGCCTAGATTCCTCAATGCGTCATTAGCACCACGGAACAGTGTAACCATAGTCCACTGAGACTCAACGGAGGCGAGGTTATCACGTACCTTTTCAAGAGCGTTAGCGAAGTCTGTCAGAGACGCGCCGCCTGCTTCCTGTGCAGCCTTAGCAATATTCACTAGGATGCCCACGGCGGCTTGACCTGCGCGCCAGAACTCTTTCAGGGCGAAGATACCCTTGTCAATCGCGCCGGAGATGTCCGCGTGCTTAGTCCACTCATTGAACTTGTTCGCCATGTCGGTGAACCAGTCACCAAAGCGTGGGAAGAACTTCGCGCCAATGTCGATGAACCGCAGAAGACCCTCAGTCAGAGGACCCATGCCCTCACCCATACGGCGGATACCCTCAGCTGCAGAATCGAATATACTTGCGAATCCGCCCTGGTTAGCAAAATCTTGGGCTGCGCGTGCGGCCTTGCCGAAGAAATCACCGGTAGCTTCGGAAATCTCCAGCATCCCCTTCTCCCACGCCGGGAAGACGGAATCGATGAAGTTCCTCATGGGGGTCTCAAAACGTTCCCAGAACTTATCCGCGCCCCTGTTGTTGAGGTCGGTAAGCCGGTCGTTCACGTCCTTCATGCGGTCGTTCCACTGCTTGAGTGCATTCACGGATGCGAACGCCGCCACGCCGATACCCGTGAGGATACCAGGCAGGGCGAATGCACTCGGTGCAATGGAAACGAGGGACGAGCCGAGGGCGAAGATGTGGCTAGTCAGGGACAACACCGAAGCGGAGACTGTCGAGATGACAGACCCCAGCTTGATAATCTTCGTGAGGTTCTTATCCAGGTCTTTCGTGAAGTCTGAGAACTTTTTCGTGAAATCCCATGTAGCGCGGGCACCCGACAGAGCCGCCAGGGCGGTGAGAACCTTAGCCGCAGCGGCTTTATCAATCTTCGGGGAGATAAGTACGTGCCGGGGGCGAGTAAGTGTCGCCAGCTTCATGCGAGCACGACCGGTATCTGCGTCTGCGTTGATAGTCACATCGCGGTCGTCGTCCAGTTCGTCCAGCTTATGCTCCGCATGGGCGGTATCGAGGTCTACCTCAGCGTGCAGGACGTGCTTATCACGGAAGAACGAGTCGTTCTTGAGGTGGTCCACGTTGAACGAATCCTTGAAACGCTCAACGGCGGCGCGGTTCGTGAACTTCTCTCGGGCGCGCTCTAGTCGTTCCAGGCGCTCACGAAGTAGATGAACTTTCAGACCCGCGCGCTCAAACGCATCTGCCCAGCGGTCAATCTCTTCGGAGTTACCGACCTTGACGGCGCGGCCATGCTTGTTAGCGAAGCTCGCTTGCAGACGTTCTGCCAGCTCAACATTGCGTCGAAGCTGCTCAATGGAGTCCTTAGCATCTGCCTTGAAATCGTCGAACAGGTGCAGTTTACGTTTGCGGGTGAACACGTCAGACATGCTCTTGTCGAACGTCTTCATCAGCTTTTCGTTCTCTGCAATCTGCTTGCCGACCTTGCGCATATCCGTCTGCATACGGCGAACACCATTGGTATCCCCGAGTGCACGGTATCGGGATGCTTGCCGGTCGAGCAGAACCTCTGCGCGTTTCAGCTCAGAAATCCACTGGCGCATGGGCTTCAAGCCGGAGCGGTACCCCTCAAAGGGGCGCGAGAAATCAATCTTGAGAAGGTCTTTAGCCCCTCGCGTGAAGAGGTTCTGAGCGCGGGTAATGTCTTGCAGTTCCTTGCGGTACCGCTTGAAGTTTTCCGCCTGGGAACGAACGCCGCGCGTAGCATCAGCCATGCGCTTGAGGTCTTTGATGTGCTGTTCTAAGGACTTATGCAGGGGTTTCAGTGGGTCGGAATCCCCCGAGACAACCAGGTCTTTGAGCCGTATCGGGTGGTCCTTGACGTGCTCAATATTGCTCTCTAGCCGGTCGAAGAACTCCTTTGTGACATCCTGCTCACCCTCAATCTCAAACTGCCCATCAACAATATGGTGGAACTTGTTCACCATACTGTCGGCAATATCACGGATACGCTCAGACATAGTGCGCATACGACGCTCAGAGCGGTTAGCGCTACGCTCTATCTCCTGGTTGAAATCCCTGAAACCCTGAGTAGCTTCTCGGAACATGGAACGGTTGAAGCCGGCGCCGATTCCCACGGCGGGGATGTTCGGTGTTTTGCGAAGCCTCTCAATGAGCGCCTTGTGCTGGCGATTGAAAACATCATCATCCAGCTTGAGCGGTACCTTTATCTCAGACTTCGCAAGACCCTTGACAATATCATCATGGAGCTGATGAACAGTCTTCGCAGATTCAACGTGTACGTTGGGAATTTCGAAGTGATACTTGAACGCATCCTTCATACGCTGAAGCTGTTCGCGCATGGTGAGCTTAGGCTTCACCTCAGGCTGTTCGCGCTCTACAGACTCCTTGACCTGCTTGCGAACGCGCTTCGTATCCACGTCCGCTTTTATCTTCACGTCACGGACGTTACGGGTAGCCTGCTTGAGCTTTTCACCAACGTTGTTAACATCTACATCAGCCTTGACGGATACACGAGTATCCAGCTGGCGTAGCTGTTGTTTCAGCTTCTCTAGGGCAGACTTATCAAGCTCCGGCGTGACCCGGATATGCATGATTCGCTCTGCCTGTTTCTTCGCCTTCTCCAGGGTAGGACGAAGTTTCTGGTTGAAATTCTCCGCATCAGGGAGAACGCGTATGTGTACGCGCCCGGCTTCAAAACTTCCTGCCGCCAAGGGTCACCTTCCTGTTTATTCTACGTCCGTGCCGGGTGGCGCGTTTTCCTCTCCGGTGAACAGAGTCCCCCAGTCAATAACCCCGGCGGCCGCTTCCATAGCAAACGCTTGTTTTTCCATGGCCGTCATAACTTCGTCCTTCGAGAAATTATGTTTCGGCTTACCACTCTCATTATACGGGGATGGGTACTCCACAAACTCTGGCGGCTCGGAGTTTTTCTCTTGGTTAGCCGTGATGTACATGTTGCGGAATGACGTGATGGAATCTGCAATGTATTTCAGTGTCATCTCGAGCCGGGAGTATCCGAACCATGCATCCTTCGGGTCTACATCCTTGACCTCTTCGGAATCCGGTTCCGGCTCTGGTAGCTGGTGCCTGTATAAACTACGCTCTTCGAAAGCAAGCCGGGACAATAAGGCTTTGGTGACCTTACTATCCCGGCTTGCCCACTCACGCAGAGGGTCATAGTGATACAGCGCTATGAAGTCTGCGCAAATAACAGGCTGTGTCGTTAGATATTCAAAGAGCGCGCGACGTTTCCCAGTTCACCCACGTAACCCATGACGAAGTTGCTCATGTCGCCGATGCCCGCCAAGGTATCGTGCGAGCGCCACTCAGCAAGGTTCTCCGGCGGAACAACAGTCTCTTCAAAGATTTGCAGGATAGCTCGGGTGGCTGCCAAATCCACGCCGGGGTTCTCGTCCTTGTCCTCACCCTCTACAATCTTCCAGATAGACATAGTTTCCGAAAGAAGCTGTAACGCAACGGTACCGCGCAAAGTCTCAAGCGGGGTAACAAGACGGTACAACGGGCTAGTGCGTGGGTCGGGCAAGTCTTCCAGACCTTCAGGCTCAGTATTACCCTCAGCAACAGGTTCGGACACCTGCGCCGGTTGTGCCTGTGCCGGCGCGGTTGCAGTTTGGGTAGCTTCCTGCTGGATACGGTCTAGAGCCGCGTTGTAACTGTCGGCTTCTGGCGCGAACTCCGCCGCGACCGGGATAGCGCGTCCGTCTGCGCCGAATACCAAGCCGGGGGTTTTGCTGGTGTACTCGTTGGGTTGGTTGCCCAAAGCATTTCCTCTCACTAAAACAAAAGTGCCTGTGACTCATAACGAGCCACAGGCACAGTATAGCATGTGAGCTATGTACTAGATTTAGCCACCGACGCGAGCACCGGGGCCGCCAGCGGCAGGCTGTCCACCACCGGCAACAGGGGCGGCTGCTTTCTTCTTCGGAACGATGGTAGCGATAGCATCCTTCGCACCGGCGGTAACCTGCTCTGCGGTAGGTGCAAGCACAGTTGCCGTGACGGGGATAGGCACGAGAGCGCCCTTCGAGGTTTCTCCACGGCCATTAGCAGAGAGCTGAGCGTTCGGCATGTAGTCGAACACAGTCATCTCGGAGTCCGCACGGATGAACAACAGCGAAGTGTTCACGGTGCGGGGCTTGCCGCCTGCCCACTGGATAAGCTCTGCTTCGGTCTCTTCCAAGGTTGCAGGGTCATTGCCGCCCTGAGTCAACTGGAGAACACGCTTGTTGAAGGTGTGCAGGGTGAACTCGAACTTGGTGGTGACGTTACCAATGATGTTACGTACTGCCGCAACCTCAGCGGTGTCGATAACGGTAGCGTCGCCACCGTCAGACGAGAAGGTCGGCAGGGTCTCTGCAGAGGTCAGACCAATGGGTGCCCAGCCTTCGGGGTAAGTGGTGCTGTCATCAGCCTTGAACTTGCTGACGGCACCCTTCGGTGGCGGCGCGAAGGTACCAGTCTTGGGTGCCAGCACCGTAACAAAGTCCGCAACGAGGACTTCACTCGGGTTATATTCAATAGGCTTAGCCATATTAGAGAACTCCTAGTTCTTGCAATGCCTTGGAAGGCTCTTCCATATTAGGTGCGCCAAACAGGACATCCCGTGGCGCGAATGCAGTCAATGTTAGGGTGCTGTCTGACTGCTCCCCGGATACCGTCGTGACGGCGGCAACCGAAAATTCTGAATTGGGTACCTGCGTTAAAGTATATCCCCTCAGCACCACACCGGATACTTCCTTGCCAACTTCGGCGCACTTCTGGATATAAGAGTGCGCTCGCATGGCTAGGCTATCAGCCGAGACGTTCGCTAACTTGCCCGTTCGGGGGGAGTACACGCGCAATCGGATGTTCATCATGAGCTTCCACAGAGTACCCTCGGCGTTCACTGGAGTGTACGTAGCCCACATGACGTGGTGCTGAATCCACCATGATGGGAGTTTGCTCGGTGGCACGTTCTGAATCACATGCCCCGGCGCGAACTCTGACAGTAGACTCTGCATGGTTTCAGTTAAACTCAATGCGGTTTCCATTAGTAACCTCCGTGCCGGGTTCCGCGTGAACCTGAGCGGTCAATCTCTGCGTTCGCACGAACCGCATTCCAGTTGGTCTTCTGTAGTGCTGGCATAGGACGCGACAGGGCGTGCAGTGAGACGGCCTTAGCCGCTGCGCCAACCAGGAAGAAGTGCCCTCGCTGGAAGCGTGTAACCTTCTGCTTACGTCCGTTCGAGAACTGAATCTCGTTGGTTGCTATGCCAAGCTCAACGATGTGCGCGGCGGGGTCATCGTTGTAGACAACCCTATCCCATACCGGAATATTCGGGTACTGCTGTGGTCCCTTGTAGAGCGACCGCCGTACCCCGAAATGGTCTACGTAAGAATCAGACGTAGATTTTCGGTAGGGCTCAGCTGCGGCTTTCGCGTCGTTCTTGATAGCCTCCGCAACACGGTCAAGCGCGCGTGTCCTGGTGGAGACCAACGACGCGGCGCGCTTCGAGTTAGTGCGGTATAGCTCAATTCCGTCACTCAATTGGTACCCCCGATAACTCTCTGTCGTTGCCCCTGGTTATCGCAACCTTATCGTGCTGAGTGCGCACTCCCATTCGGAAGACAACTTCGCGGGCGTTGATGGTGTAGTAGTACGGCTTCGAGGATGTCTTCTGGGGCATGAGTCCAGCCTGTCGGGTGTACTTGCCGGGGGTATATACCACGACCGCGTTCACAGGGAACTCGTCTTGGTACTCTTGAGGCAGTGACTCGCGTAGCTTATCGAACGTGCCGGGGGGAGATGTTAGCGCTCCGGTCGTAGAGAGTTTCGTACCGTAGTAATCTTCTCGCACCGACGAAGTTCGGGAGAGGTTATCAGACGCGATAGGCTGGAAGTTGCAGCGCACTACCAGGGGTTTCTGCATGTACTCCACTGCGTACATACCGTCAGGCTTTAGTACACTACGCGCCGGGTAAATCTCCACGACGTGGCGTGGGTTGGATACTAACGTCATCCGCAGAACCACCCCTTATTCCACCCCGGTGTGGGGGATGCTGTAAACGTGGGGTCTGGCGACATCTTGACCGACCCTACAAAAGACTCGCTGGTCTTGCATCCAAGACCCTCAAGTTCCTTATCTGTGAACCAAATGTTCGGGGATTGTGCCACGCGGTCAATCTGAATCTCATACGCGGACTCTTTCTCAGAGATGTACCCCGAGCGGTCATCCTTTGCTACTCGCATGACGGCGGCCACGACAACGGCACGAATGCGCACCGCTGTGAGCTTATCCGGTTCTTCCTTGCCGGCAATGATATTTGCCAGGCGAGGACAATACCCCGCGAGCATGGCGAGTGCTTCCTCAATCTTAGACGCAATGAATTTCTCAGAGCGGTCTACGACATCACCGTCTAGTGCGGTGTACACATCCTCAACAGTGACTTCCATGCTCACGGGGTATATTCCTTACTTACTGGCGCGGGAACGAGTGTTCTTGCGCGCCGGGGTTTTCTTCTCTTCCTCAGCGGGTTCTTCTACGGACGTATCTGCGTGAAGACCAGTTACGTCCGGGTTATCAACCTGGGAGAGAACGTGGTCGCTAAGCTCACTCCCTTCCGGTAGGAATACGACTTCGCCATATTCGTTGTGGATATATGTAGGTGCCTTAGTGACCATGTTCTTTTCTCCTTCAGATAGTTAGCTTACTTACAGAACTTTAGCCTTGAAAGCGGCATCGGGGCTGTACAGGGCGGGCATCGCCACAGAATCCACAACAATGTCACGCAGGGACGCAACGTTAGGACGCTGAACGATATTAGCCACGATACCCTGACCGTTAACGCCAGTCCAGCCGAGGCTAACAGCGGTCACGGTTCGAGAGAACACGGTCTCGCCGAGAATACGGTTATCGGTAGGCGGAAGCAGGAAGATGCTGTCGTTATCCAGAACATCCACCGGGCCGTCATAAGTGTTCACCTGACGGTCGTACAGGGTAACCTGCGGGAGCAACTGGCCGGCGAGGATGCTGTTCACTTCCTCAAGTGTTGCGGGGCGGTACCCATCACCAATCTTGGTAGCAAACTGAGTGCTGGTCTGGATAGCCAGGAACACGCGGGTAGACATCACCATAGCGCCGGGGTAGAAGCCGTTGAGCTTCTTGTATGCCTGGCGGAGCTTAATCAACTCCTGCAGGATGTTGGTGCCCGCAGCATCAAACTTAGCCGCCACGGTCACATCCGCCTCAGCAGAGCGACCCCAAACGTCCTCAGTCACGCCACCGGCTTCGGTCTCAACCAGGAACTTTGCCTTGTTGAGGGTCTGCCCACGCTGGTACTCAAGACGGTCAGCAATCGACTCTACGCCCTGCATGACCTTATCCTCAATGGACTTGCGGATAGTGTCGTTGGACTGGATGCGAGCGCGAAGCTGGTCCTTTTCGCCTATGGTGTATTTCTGAGTCAAGGGGATGTTCTCAAAACGAACAATCTTGACGGGGGGCTGGGTACCACGGCTAGGCTCAGCATCCCAGGCGCGGTTGAACGCCATGACGGGGCGGGTAACCTTGAGGTCCTTGGTGTTCAGGTCAATGCCCTCAACGTAGCGCTCGGGGAAGAACGAAAGCAGGGAGTTAGCCGCAATCTCCTGTGCCTGAATGTTCTTGTAGTACTCTTCCGCGAAGCCGGTCAGGTACTCCGGGGTAGCAATCTGGTCCAAATCATAAGTAGACATTAGTTAGCGCCCTCCATGAAGATAAAGTGCTTGCTATCTGCGGGCTTCTCCAGAGCAGAACCAGAGGCGAGCTTAGGCAGACGCTTATGAATGATAATTCCCTTGACAACAACCGCTACCTGCTCCGTGCCGGTGGTGTTGGCGTGGTCGAACAGCAGGAATCCTGCGGGGTCAGCCGCGGCGGGCTTTACCTTGTTGGCTTCGATAGTCACGGGGTAGCCGGACGGTACGCCGTTGTATTTCTTGATAACTTCCGCAAAATCTTCGGCGCTGATGGTGAGCGACTGAGCCTCAATCGAAGCGGTCTCACCAGACAACCAAGCCGGGAGGTTGCGGTTAATGGTAGTGCTATGCAGATTAGGCACTTGTAACCTCTCTATTTCTTGCTGAACTTAGCTCGCACAGCGGCGGCGCCGGAGGCGAAGCTGTTGTTAGACGCGTTACCTGTATCGGGCGCGCCATTTAGTGATGGAATGCTAGACGCCTTAGGTTTCATCTGCTCAGTCAGTGTAGCGAGGATACCGTCAAACTTAGCCTGGTCGAAGTTCCCTTCCGAATCCAAGAACGACGCGGCACCCAAACTATCGAATGCGCTCTGCAAACTCGATAGCCCGTTCGCACTCAGCCCGGCTTGAATCTTCGACTCCGCAATCTTAGTGGATGCTTTAGCCTTGTAGTCGCTGAACTCATTCTGCAACGCCTCTAGACGGTCAGCTACAGAATCATCTGCATCCTCAGACTTGCGACCCTTCTTAGCCCGAGCCTCCCACTCACGTGAGTGGGACTTCCACTGCTCTACCTGCTTAGTCAGATTTTCAATCTGAGATTTCAGGTCTTCCTCGCTTGTTGAAGGTTCCGAAGCATCCCCTGCGGCGTTCTCCTGAGTAGCCGTTTCGGCGTTCAAGTTCTCACCTTCCGGGGTTTCCTCCGTACCAACGTTCGCAGACAAATTCTCCTGCGGCATAGTATTCCTTTCATCCCCATTCCGGGGGTTTAGCGAGAACCACCGGCGTATTCCTTCGCGCCGGGACTCTGCATCTGGCGAGCCGTCCAGCCGTGCATGAAGTTCTTCTTCCGAAGCACCATCAAGCGTGATGACCGAATCAGCCTTTATATATTCCGCAAAACCCTTTCGGTCTGCGGGGTCTGGTAGCGTGCGGGTAACCCACACGTCTTTCTGGGACCCTTGCAGGTGCAGGCTCTCTTCCAGAGCCGCCCTGAGAACAGAGTCTCCGTCAAGTAAATCCAAGTCTATAATAGCATCCCCCGGCTTGGCATGGTCTCGAACATATGTACTCTTTCCGCTGGCCGGGGGTCCTGTAATAAGCCGAATCACGAGACATACTCCCTCGCCTGGCGTTCCCAATACGCAATGCGGTCTTCTAGAACAGATGTTCGATAACGACGCGGCTTAGCGCGCTTACGTCTCAAGGCGGCCAATTCATCCTGCGCGTCGATAACCTCTTCTTTAGGTGTGCGCACGTAAGACGCGCGTTCCGCGTCCTCTCCCGATAGTGCGTACTGCTCGTTCTTCGGAGTGAGACCGCTCTTCGACTTCTCAACACGGCGTGCCAGGGTAGGCCCTCGCTCTCCAGAGACATACTCAGCAATGCGCGTGTTCGATAGTTTGCTGGCGGTATTCCCACCTGCAACCCGGTAGATGTAGTCTAGGTCTTCTCGGTTCAGCTTCAAGCCGGGGTCAGATGTGTTCGTGACGGGCAGGGTCTCGCACTTGCAGTTATCGTGCAGCGGGTACAGCTGGTTCGTTGAGTACAGACGGTCAGCCGCCACTAGGCAGAGACCGCAGGTACCTGTCTTAGATAACTCTGGGTGTATGATGCGCCGGTACCCGATAACACCTTGCGGCGCGGCGGCTTCGTACACCCGCGCGGCGCGCTCACGGTTAGCCATGCGAACATCCGCGTCGGCCAGCTGACGGACGCGGGATAAGGTCTTGAGCATAGCTTCCTGGTGAGAGTCACCGTTGTTCCGTGCGTTACGGTACTCGCTGACTGGGCGCTCCCACACATCCTCGGGGAGAATGTTCTTGCGTGGGTACGAGCCATCCCGTGCCGGGGATACGTCCTTGGGGAACTTCTTCCCCTCAGCTTCCAGAGCCTCTTGCAGGAACGCATCAGCGTCAGCACGGGTTTCGTCCATAATCTCTAGAACCTTCTCGACGGTATCATCCACCAAATCATCCACTGACGCTGACGTGAGAGGGTCCGAGCGCCACCTAGCGAAAAGCCACTGCACCAGAATCTCAACCAGAGACTTGTTGCGCCGTGACTGCGCGTTAGCCAGCTTCCCATAGAATCCCGAAGTAGCCACTAGACGGCGCCACCGTTACGTTGGTTCGACAGGTTAGCCTCTGGTGAGGTGTTGTTCAAGACCTGGCGGTTCTTCGGGTCTGGTTCCTGTATGCCGTCAGTGGGTTCTTCCTGCGCTTGGTTGGCGAGGTTCTGCTGAGCGGTGGCGTTAGCTACCACCAAATCCCGAAGCGCCTGGTTACCCTGCACCCGCTCAACCTCCGCAATATCCAACGCAGAGAATCCGCCGAACTTACGCAGTGCCACCGTCAGCGGTACGCCCGCAGAGGTAGCAAGCTGGACGGCGGACATGCGTTCGACGTCCGAAGGCCGCTTCGGGTTCACCCAATCGATATCGATTTTAGTAGCGTCCGCGCGCTCGGAATCCCCGCGTGCCAGCATGGCGTCCGCGAACAGACGACGAAGGGTCGAAGTAATGCGCATCTCCAGGGACTCAATATCGAAAATCAGCGGCTCGTTCTGCATGGATGCGCCCTCCGCCGAAGACGTGGACGACTCAGGGGAGAGGATGTAGAGGGGGGTCTTCGACTCTGCGGCAAGAATCTTGATGTTATCCAGCACGACGTTGCGGATAGGGTTCAAGTCCGTGGCGGAGGACTCCCAAATATCCACGCCGTCGGGCAGCATCAACAGCGCGTCCGGTGCGGTCTCGAACATATCTGCCGAGTACTGAATCTCGTTCCCCGCGTTGTCGTATTTCGGAAGGTTCGAGAGAACAGTCTTACGGAATGCCTGCGTAGCGGCTAGAATGCCCAGCTGCAGGATGGTGTGGTTGATGCGTGCCAGCGTTGGCAGGTGACGGTAGATGATACCGTCACCGTCAGAGAGTTCGTATATCGTGACGGACTCACCCTCTACCGTTACGGGCGCTTCCCACTCCCACTCACCGAGAATCGGAGAGAACTCCGCTAGGTCGGGGCATGCCCACTCACCGGTGGCCTGGAGAGGAACATTCAACTCTGCTTTCGCCAGACGGTAATACCCTGGACGGGCGAAGAGCATGATGCGGTGCTTGCGGTCAGAGGATACGTACATGGCTATTGCCGCGACGGTGTTACCCGCCGCGTCACGGTCGCAGTATGTGTGGCTTGGGGGGAGGTGCATCAGCCCGTCCTCCGTCAGCGCGAGATACCCCTTGCCGGAGGTGAGCGTATCTCGAAGCGCATCTGTCAGTTTCAGTTTGAAATCTGACTCCTGGATGAATGCCTCAATCTCGTCATCACCGTCTGCCGAATCATCCAGCGCGGACTGCACGCTGTGTACGCCAATTCGGGGTAGGCGGGAGTCCACCAAGAGACAGGCCGCGTTCACGCGGGATTTCTTCTGCAGGTTATACCACGCCCGCTGTACGCCAGCGTTAGTTCCTGAATTATCTGGTAGAGGGATAGGCGCGCGCCCCGAGTACCAGCTGTTCATGTCCTTGATGTGCTTACGGCGGCGGCTGAGCTGGCCGTACAAAAAATTGATGTACGCCAGGTCTTCTTCAAACGGTTGTATTTCCAAAGTATTACCTCAATCGCATAGGGGCGGCAGATTCACGAGCCGGGGCTATAGTGTGCCCCTTCGCGCTCACGCGTAGCTTAGACTGATACGCCAGCATGAGAGCGTAAGCCGCGTCAATCTTTCGCGCGGACGACGGCGACTCCTTATACATGATTCTACCTGCCTTTGTCTCTCGGTACTGAGCGTTATTGAGGTGACGCATCAACACGCCGGGGCCTGTCAGCTTCACCTCACGTTCGTACAGGGCAACCCGCAGAGAGCGCGTGGATTCGGCGACCCTGTTCAGTTGGTTACCTCTCCATAGCATGGAACCAAACCCATACTTCGAGCCCCGTCGTGCTGATGCTCGCTTCGCGTTAATAAGTGACTCCCACTCAGCGGCTAGTGACTCCCACCCTGCGGGGTCGAACAGACCATCAACCACGTTGAAGTCCTGGATAAACTTCCGCATCACGTCGTCAATCTCTGCTCGGGGTGGCTCCCAGCCACGACCGGATTCGTCGTCCGGTTGTTCCCAGACACGCACAGCCCATGCCAGGCCATCAGATACCCTCATGGCTACAATAGCCGTAGCGTCGGTAACGCCGCGCGAGCGACCCCAAGAGCCGTCGAAGCCCACCACCAGCATGTCTTGCCGGGTGATGGGGTCGATACCGGAGGCTTCCAGGTTCTCGTGGGTCGTGGCTTGCAGAACGTCATACGGGATGAACGCATCAGCCGAAGCGTGCGGCTTGTTACCGAAGTACCGAGCCGCGTCTGATAGCGTCGTGGCGGGGTCGAACACATCATCCAACACACCATTGATGCGCACCCACCCACCGGGATAGGGTGAGCCTTCAACACCGCAGGGTGGGGTGTGAATCTTGCATCCGGTGGGGGACTTTAACGAATCCCCGTAGGCGTGCTCAAGTCCAGAAATGATGCTGGACGGGTCGGACAAGTCAGGGTCTCCCCAGTCCCTAGTGTCATAGAGGATGTTGTTACGGAACGACTCTCCGGCCATACCCTTCTGCCACGCATTCCAGGTCTGCTCTGCGAAAGAGCCTTCCCCAGGCACGAATGCGTTCGGGGCTTCCAGCAAAGTTCCGTCCGCCTTCGACAGGTTTCGCTTCGCTACCGCGCCGAGACGGTCGCCGCCGTTTGACGGTACCCATGTCTCCGTCTGGTCGGCAATCGTGAACTGGTTCGGCTTACCCTCAAGCGAGCGGGCCGAGGATGTACGCGGCGCAATAAGCCCATTGTGGGGTAACAGAATACGGGTCTCCATCACTTCCACGCCGGGGTATTCCCAGAGAAGATGCTCTGACGACATCATCTCCTTCATAGGCTCGAAGGCGTTTCGGGTCTGCTCTTCCGAGACGGCAAGCAAGGTGATTTCTACTTTTCGCTCCGCGTTCCAGGGCTGCCCAACAGGTCGTCCGTTTGAATCCCATCCCGCGAAGCGGCATGGGCCGAGAGCCTCGAAGGCGGCAATCGCGGCTAGGAACGGACTCTTCCCCCATCCTTTTGGACGCTGTATAACACCACGCCGGTACACACGCTCCCCTGTGATGGGGTCAATGCGGTACCAACGCAGGATGAACTCAGCCTGTTCCCGTGTCGGGCGAAACGGTTCATCCCACGTGACGGTGGGGCGGGACAAGTACGTCTCCATCCACTCAAGGGCAATATACCCAAGAGTAGGCACCTCCCCCTTGTATCGTGGCTTGAATCCCGCACGCACTGGGGCGTTAGCGAATGTATCAATCATGTCGGGCTATGCCTCTAACCTCAGCTCGCCGTAGGTAGCGTTACCCTCTACGTGCCGTGGGGTGGGGGCTTTCTGCGTATGCTCCGCCAGCCTGCGTTGCAACTCTTCTGCAGTAAGAAGCTCTATCTTAGCCCCTGCGATAGACTTCGGCGACAAGATGAACTCGCGCGCACTGGAGACAGCAACCTCAACGGAACGTAAAGTGGATACCCCGCTCTCGAACTTACGCGCCGCCTCTTCAATGGGCATGATGACGGATAGGATGAAGAACTGCCATTGAGTCTTCGTAAGGTTCTGCAGAGTCGGGTGCTCCTTGAGAGAGTCCCAGAACTCTACAGTGAACGCGTGCCAGTCAAAGTAGTCGGGCAGTTCAGGCTGTGGTACGGGGCGGTATTCCAGCGGCGTAGCCTGGACGACCTCATACTGTCCTCGCTTACTGCGGGTGCTCTTGTTATTCCCCTTGCCGGGCATAGATATTCTCCTTTGTGTTCAGTGCCTCCCATTCTGCAACCTCTTTCGTATACCGCTTGAGGCGCATACGTTGGATGGGTTTCAGTTCCTCCGGGGGTAACACTTTCAGTTTTCGTAGTGTGCGCCGGATGTGTTGCATATGCCGTCGGTGCGCTAGACCGCACTTCTTCGAGCAATACCTCCGGGGCGCGGGGACTGCGCTATACTCAAGAACAGGTTTGTGGCATCGAAGACATTTTCGATAACCATCAACCGATTCGAGTTTATGTTCCATAGGCTCTCCTGGAATTAAATTCATTTAAGACCCAATATGCCTTAAGTTGTGGCGCTTCCCCCAGTATACAGGGTCACTCAAGAGGGTTAGTAGTCACGGCGCGCGGCGTTGCGTGCCCGGGGTATTGGTGTCGTGCCGAGGGCGAAAAATTATTTTGTATGATTTTCCTCACACGTGTACGGGTGAATATTTATGACCGCACACGCGCTCGCAAAATAGAACACATTTTCTAAGCCCGTACTTTTCGAGATGGTTCAGAGCCCGAGCGACAGAACCCGGCGGAGGGGGTAAAGCGGGCGGGGGCACCACCCCTCCCCCTGGTTCGAACACGTGTTCTAATGAGCAGGTGTGGATGTGAATAGTCATGCAAGCACGCGCATACACATACAAGCAGATGTGCACGCAAAGAACGAAGATGACTTGACGCGCATCATGCAATGATGTACACGCACACACGCACACACGCACACACGCACACGCGCACACACGCACACGCGCACACGCGTGTACCTATGTACATAGCCATACCCGTATGCACGCACCTATATTCACGTACCCGCATACACGTACACGCATATGATGTGACTCAATTCATATCGTTTACGTTTGACAAATCATCAAACAATAGTGCATTATGGATATATCAACAAAACGAAATAGTGATAGAGAGTAAGGTAGCCCAAGGGTTACCAAGAGCTTCTAGAGGCTCTAGGGAGAGTAGCAAATACCGCTAAAGCGTGATGTGAAAAGCACGGTAAAACGTGGATGACTAGACCAGAAAGAAGACTTGACAAATCATCACAAAGAATGTAGAGTTGATACCAACAACAAAACGAATTGCTCTTTGATAATCAAATAGGGGACTGTGAACAATGACAACTGATTTCGTCATGACGTGGGTAGCATACATGACTTCATGGGCAACATATGCACATGAAAGCCCTATCGCATGGGTAACAAACTTGCTAAACCCGCTCATGAAAATTGCAGGTATGTAAAACCTGCCGCGTACAAAGGGTTAGCCTTCTAGCCGGGTGCGATTCCCGGTGTACGCACGGGATACCTCATTATCGGGTAGCCTCAACCACCTTACGAAAGGAACCTTGACATGAACAACAAGGAAGCTCTGGAAGTTCTATTGAACAACTACAAATCTGGGAAACTGGAACGCGTCGTCAAAGAATACGGTGCTGATGAAGTGGTCGTACAGCATGCTGGGGTTCTGGAACTTGATTCCGGGGATTACGACGCTTATGTGATTCCAGACGTCGAAATGAAAAAGCTCAATCGCGTATACAAGGCGGTAGGGCTTGGAGATACCCGAAACTTCATTACCGGGCATTCCTACCTACCCACAGAAAAGGCTTTCATGTTCCTTGCGCCTAAGGGTGAAGACATGGACGTCTCGCACAACCTATTTGGAACTTTTGATATGCGGGCTGTGATGGAAAAGGCTGGAACTTGCATCTACTTCATTCGCTAACCCGAAACCACCCTACGAAAGGATATGACCGAAATGCTCAACCCCAAAGAACTCAAAGAAGCTCTAAACCGACACCTGGAAAGCGGGGAATTGACCCGCGCCCTTGAGAAACACCGCCTCAAGAACCTGGTAATTTTCTTACTGCGGGAAAACCCGTACACGGCTCTCCGAAGGTGGGCTATTACGGACTCTCAATACGAGCGACTAAACGCGGTCTACGAAGACCTAGGATTAGGCGAACTCAAGGACTACATGCGGGGCTATCGTTATTCCGAAAGCGCCCGCACCCATAACTTCAGCACGGGATGTGGATACAGCATCTTCGATTCGGACTTGTTAGGCGGATGTATGGATGGACGTGTACTCGCGGCGTTCAAAGATGCCGGGCTTGTTATCGACTAACCTTCAACCGCTGTTCACTCAGCAGAAATAAACACCGCACATTTTCACCGATAAGCGGTCGCCCGTTATGGTACATGCCGGGGTTCGATTCCTTGGGCGGGAACGTTATATACACATCTCAATCTGAAAGGTAACCGGGCATGAAACACCTGAAAACCCTCGCAACCATAGCCGGGCTTTGGGCGGCTGTAATCGCTACCGGCTTCGCGTTCATGTACCAGTACACACTACTCGCGGAAACCCTCGCATGGGGTATCGGGGCATGCCTAGCTGGGGTTCTTATGTTCCTTCCCCTCATGCAGGTAGCGACAGAGCCTAAAGGTAACCGGGCTTCCAAGCCGGGTAAGGACGTTGTAGAGGCTCTGGAAGCAGACACAACCGACATTATCGCTCGCAACCGCCGGGCATTGGCATAAACCACCCTGAAAGGATTAGAACAATGGCAACTTTAAACCTAACCAAACCAGAATTGACACCGCAAGACCACAAAGACATTCATGACGAAGTGGCACGTTTTGAAAGCCTGTATCAGGAACGGTACGGCGATCTAACACCCGCGCAACGGGCTAATCTAACCAGTGCCTACCAGAACGCCGTTGAAGCAGGTATCGGGCTTGAATGCCCGGCGGATGCCCTCATGGCTTGGGGTGTGCACACGGGGCTAACCGATGAAATGCTGGATGACTGGCAGGTTATAGAGCGTCTGCTCTTCGATTACGACGGCGACCACAAAGACCTTGATGAGTACATCCGCGAGCTTTACTTCCATTACTTCGATATAAACGATAAACAAGCCCTGCTATTCATAGATACTGTTGCATTCAAGGATGAACTGGAATGCCGGGGATGGTGTTTCGCACCTTCACTAGACGGTACCGTGTACCACGTCTTCAACGACTAATCAGAACGGAAGGGCTGAAATGGCTTTTGAAGGCACTCTACTTGATGGCGACATAACCGCAGACAAACTAGCTGGGTGGCTGGATGACGCAAGCGCGCTAAACAACTCTAAGGTGGACGAAATCTTAGGTGAGCTGGATTCTTTCTTAGTGCCCTACGAAGAAGACTACGAGATTATACCCGAGGTCGTGCAAGACTACATCGACGAATTGCACGGCGGTATTCGCAAGCTATTCGACACCATCCAGCTATTAGTATCGCTTATGTCAGACCGCATAGAAAGTTTCCGTGATGATGCTGTGGAATCACAAGACGCCCTAACGGTATTCCATGAAGAGGTGGAACGGGACTACATAGAGCGCGCAAGCCTTGAAGACTTGTACGAACAGCTTCGGGATATTCGGGAAGGGTACTACGGAAACGATTTATCTGGGGCTATCGAAAAACTTTACCTCCAAGTAATAGACATGCTGGAAGGAAACTAACCATGAAGAAACTCATTGCACCTCTTGCCGCTGTTGCGGTGGCATTCTCAACACTGGCACCTCTGGTACCGGCGGACGCCGCCCCTAGACAGCCGCTTACGAAGACCCAATGCCAGCGCCTTCGCGGGGTAGACCCGTGGGTTCCTTACTGGCTGAACCAAAAGCATTGTAGCGGGTGGATGGGGTTCTTGAACTGCGCGTTTGGTAAGCCGTACTGCGAGTAACTGCTAACAACTAAGCCCCCGGTGCGGAATGTACACCACACCGGGGCACCGCAGAAAGGATTCATCATGACCGCAATAAAAAGCGCACTAGACTACTTTGCAAACGGCTACGAAGAGATAACCGGTAGCATGCTACCAGCTGACCTTAGGGCGAACCTCAAGCGAGCACTTCTAGCCGGGGTCTACGGCTTTGAATATGACCCGGGTATTATGGCACGCGCTATCCTTGCTTACGGCGACCGTACCGGGTTCCTAACGGGTTTAGTGCACAGCACACGTATTATGCTCTCAACATTCAACGAATTTAAGGGGTGGTTTGAGAGTGAAACGCAATGCCTGGCACCTATCTACCGCGCTAGGTATCCGCGAAGCACTAAAGCCCCTACGGGCGAAGACCTCAAGTTTCTGCGCGAGGAACTGGAAGCCGCTAAATGGCGCTTCTGCCCGGATGTGTACGGTAACGGCGTTTATGTATTCGCTGGAGAGATTGTAGGAGATTGCTAATGCCTAAGAAACTTCGGGCACTCACCACCGCAGGGGCTTTAGTCCTAACCGGGGCTTTTGGGGCGGCTGTTGTAGCAACCGGTGGCACCGGAAACGGTGCGACGCTGGGAATGCTACTAGCCGGTGGTTACGCCGCATACCAGCTCATGCGGGGTATCGGTGAGTAATGACATATGGAAAGCCCTTGAAGCCCTCATGATACGACTTGAGGGCGCAGGGGCAGACCTGGAACACCACTTACATAAGTAAGGACGGCTTGAACGATACCGCGAGCGCCTCAAGGCGGACTCAGACATGTTGTTTGAGTTGTTTGAACCGCTGACACAACATTGTTCTGTTATCAGGACTTCACTACCAACCGCCGCGCTGGGAGAACAGCGCATGATATTCATCTTTTAGGGAGAGGTATAGGACATGAACTCACGGCTTAGCAAGTTCCAGCAAGAGCAAATCGAACACCGGAACGCAATGTACAAAAAGAACCGCCAATTAATACGAGACCTTAGGGTGACACCGTTACGCCTTCCTTACGGCGTGCAACAAGAAGTATGCGGCGAACTTGAGCGGGCACTAGAGTACAAACCTGATGGGTGGGATGTGTACCTACAAATGTATACGGAGCGTGTGCCACTGAAAGGTATCCGGGCTAAGTTTGAGGTATTCGGAACGGACAAAAAAGGTAACCGGTACCCGGTGTACCAGTCCGATTACTTCGATATGCCCGCGAACTTTGCGCACCCTGAGTTACAAAACACCTGGTTTAGTTTCAAGTGGTACCCAGAAGGCATACACGCCGGGGGCATCTCCAAGTTTGAAGTGCTGAACATAGAAACTAAAGATGTATTCGCACGTGAAGGTTACGCTCCCCCTCTACATGATAAGTACTACATCTTCGTACCGAACGTACCAGAGAGCGAGAAAGCCTAATGACTTCACAGATTATCAACGCATTAATTCTAGCCGGGGCTTCGTTACTGTTCATCCTGACCGGGGCTATAGCGTTATACGCTAAGCGCTCTGCAAGCCGGGATAGGGCGCGGTGCAACTACCGCGTGGGAGACGTGTACCACGAGGTGCTACCGTCTACCGGTCACGAAGACCTGTACCGCATGTACATGGAACTGCAACAACGCATCACCGTACTAGAAGAAGACTACTACAACCGACTGGCACAGCAGAGGCGGGCGCGCGAAGAGATGATGAACCGCCGTCGCCCATCCCCCGTGCCGGGTAGCCGCAACGCAAATCACGGTAACCGGGCTGGCACACGCTAGCCACAGACACGAAAGGTACTCGGGAATGGTAGCCCTAGAGAACGTATTACAACCGCCCAAGGAGTCAAATACCCGCGCGCACTACTGCGTACAGTTTGAACATTACGCCGTGGGAGACCGTGGCGGCATCCTAACCTGTCTCATTAGAGATAACCGGGCTGGCAGGTTTGTAGGGGGTTCATCTGTAAAGTATGAGCAGAGCGCCCCGCATGGTGATGTGAAACGCCACGACGCGCTGAGCTTCGTTATCGCTGACAGTCTAGGCACAAGCGTGCGAGACGGGGGTATTCCCCTCTTCAAGAGCTGGGAGCAGGTACGCCAAAGCGTGCACGCGCTGGCTGTATCGGACGCGCGTAGCAACGGGCATCACATGGTACTTGTGGAAGGCGGTGACATGTAATGAAGCGGTACGCATTCGACGTGTTGCAGGGCGATACGCTGGTAGGCTTCGCTACCTTGCCGGGGGTGCTACAGGCAGTACCACACCCACGGTCGAATATCGTCATGCGGATTAGGCGGGGAGCCTTTGTAGAACCGGCGTTCTACGTGCCGGGGGGATATGAAGGCAAAGCAACCCCCGTATGGCGGCTAACAGATGTTGATGGGTGGGTGCAGAACAACCCGTACCGTGCACCCGGTAAGAAATAACAGGAGGAATGACATGGATAACTTTACCCGCGGCATAAGCAACCTAACCGGACCGGACCCTAACCGTATATTCATCGGAACGAAGGGTACGGCTCCTGAGAAGAGCAAGAAGAGCAAGAAGAGCAAGAAGAGCAAGAAGAAGAGCAAGAAGAGCGAGAAGCCGAAGGTGGGTATCTGCCCGTCAAAGGAAGAAACCGTAGCCTTATCAAACGACGTTCTGAAATTCATTCAGAAACGACTCAAGCCGGGGGCGGGTGTTGTTATCGTGGCGGGGGTATCCCCTGTAGGATTGCCCATTATCAAGGTGGGCATCGGTAGGGTCGATAACATATCCACGGCGTACGAGTTTGAGTCCGACAACCCATTTGTAGACTTGAAAGTGCGCATGAGCCAAGCCCGGGTTTCCTTGGATATTAGTAATGATGGATAGGGGGTAGTAGCCATGAGCAAGCGAACTGGATGGAAACGCAAGAGCGGGCTTACTTACAGGCAGTCGCCTAAGTGGAAACAGATACGCCTAGCCGTGCTCAAGCGTGACGGGTTCCAGTGTACCGCCATCAACGGTAACACTAATAAGCGGTGCCCTAGCCGGGCTACCGATGTAGACCACGTGAAGGGGCACAGTGATGACCTGGATAACCTCGCGTCACTGTGTGCACACCACCACCACATGAAAACTAGTTCGGAGACCTACGAAAAGAACAAGGCGCGCCGGGAGGAGGCGATGCTACGCGCCGGGGAAGCGGTGCGCTCTCTAGCCGGGGGTATAGTACCCCGAGAAAAAGGAAGTATCAGCGCCGGTATCGACTGGAAAGCGTTCCGGTCGCTGTCAGAAAAGATAACCGGGCTTTCAGACAAGTAAGTTTGCTCGCTAAGGGAAAGGGTATGTGAGCAATGAAAACAGACAACTACACACTGAATGGTCTGCGTAAACTGACCGAAAAGGTGTACGACGCTATCGCGCTGGAGATTGGTGAGAACGACGCCTATGTGTTCACGGTAACGCAGGGCACGCATGGTGCCCCTTGGATGCATGGGTTCTATGCCGGGGGCGATGGTCTTAGCGTATCGGTATCAGGGGATGGGGCAGTAAACGCTACTCCAGATACTACGCCCGTATCGCTGGTGACAAAGCCCTTAGATAGGGAGTTCCGCAACACCGTAGAGATAAACGTTATGTGGGTCGCCCTTGCTGGGACGGAGGTGTTTGAAGACCTCTATACACTCAACGGTGTAGGTGAGGACGTATGGGCGGGTGGGCGCTTCTATGATAACCCGTACTTCGGCGTTGATATGTACGTGCTGGAGGGCATGGGCGGTACTGCAGCCGATACACTCTTCCTGTGTTTGGCGTGGGGCTACCTGTACTCACTGCCGCCAGAGGATGACGGTAAAACGGTAGTTATAAATGTGGCGGCGCTCCATGAGCTTGCCCCTGCGGGTACGGAGATACCGGTAGCCATGTCGAACGTCGAAGGTGCAACGGTGCAAGCCGGGTTTGAGTATCTGACCCAAGAGCTACGCGACCGAGGGGTGTTCTGTCGGAACAAAACCCTCAACGACTTCTTCGGCTTCAAGTTCAGTGGCCTCTAGACGGGAATAGAAAACCCCGGCACTCACTCAGAGCGCCGGGGTTTTCTTGTGCAAACACCGATAAATGAGGTTGTTTCGAGTGACAAACTTCGTAGTCTAGTGTATCACATGCTGGGGGCTAGTGCCAAAAACTGTAGAACGCCCACATAATGGGGTACATTGCCAGTTCAACGACGCTGTATCGTGCAAGCATAATGGTGTGTACCTTTCGTTGTGTCTAGCCGGGGAAATATCCGAAAGCGCGAAAGAAATCAGCGTAATAGTATACGTGCCCAAGAATGAGGGAAAGCGCAGTCATCGGTTTTGTTCCTTTCGTTTAGTCGCAAGAAACCCCGCACACCACGTGGCGGGGTGTACGGGGTTTCTGCATGAGAACTGTGACACCGCACAGGGCGGATGTTATCAGTATACCAGGTTCTCTTAGAAGATGCTGTGTGCCAGCCAGTAACCGTTCTGCAGGAAGAAGATAAGGTTATTGAGTACCCGGTCTACTAAGTGAATGCCGGTCATGGGCGGGTCTCCTGTCTGTAGTTATTACGAAACAGTTAAAGTATGCCGCGTGATGTGGGTGTTTAGGTGCAGCGACGCGCCGGGGTGTTGGGGTGTTGGGTTCGGGTACTAGAAAAGCCCCTAGCTGAAACGGAAGACTAGGGGCTTTTCCACTGTGTTATGCGCTGATGCAGTGTGCAATATGTAGTTATGAAAGGCTCCTGAATGAATCATCATCACTCAAGGTATGTACTCAGTGTAGCACATGCCGGGGGTGGTGGGTAGGTGCGCCGTGCCGGGGTGAAAGGATGCTGTGTGTTTTATTGTAAAAATAAATGTATTTAAAGTTTGATAATTTGACAAACTGAGCGCTCCCGCGTACACTTGAGGTATGAACAATGACTCTGAGAAAGCCGTTGAATCGTACTTGCGACGGCAAGTTATTATCCGTGGGTGGGTGACCTGGAAGATGGCTCCGACAGAGGTCGGAATACCCGATAGGGTGGTGCTCATACCGGGTGGTGCAGTGTGGTTCGTTGAACTCAAGCGAGCACGTGGCGGGGTCATATCCCCGAAGCAGAGAGTCGTACATTCTAAAATCTCCCGTGGTGGGCACAACGTTGTTGTTCTTGCCGGGGTGGATGAAGTCAAGATGTGGATTCGCGAGCGCGAGTCTGAGCTAGAAAATGAAACGGATGAATAAGCAATGACGAAATCAACTGGTAAGAAATGCAAGCCCTGCAAAGAATGCGGTCGCCCGTATGGCATGGAAGACCCGCATGAGTGCCGAACCTGTGGTGCGCGGCTACGCAAGAGGTACCGTGACGCCCGTCGATACGCTACGGTGACTAAGCCCAAGATTGACGCAGACCGCGAGCGCAACAAGCGTGACGTGCTAGGGAGGCTTCGAGTACAGAGGTCGGGGTACGACATCGGCACGCCGGAGGCTATAGCCCTCATGCAGGCAAACTACCTGGAGAACCACCTCCGAGAACTGGAAGAGAAACGTGCCGAGTTGGCGGCTAGGCGGGCTGCAGAAGATGCGAAGCCTAGGGTAAAGGTGCGAGAATCTGTTAGCATATACGCTCCCATGAACCTAGGTGAAGGTGTCGAAGGCGAGACGGGTAACGTGATTGAAGATGATGGGCTTGCATACTACCTGAGGTCGCGTAGGGAAAGGCTCTCGCGTCTAGCCGGGGGTAAGGGCGGCACTGGGCGGCGAGCCGGGGTGAAGGGCGCGTTTGTACCCGCGCCGGGGGTTAGTGCGTAGTGATGCTGCAATTAGATATGAAAGGTTATAGGTGTTCGGGATGACGAAATCAGCTCTTGAGATGGGCTTCTCTCTGCGCGATTATCAGATAGAAGCAATGCAGTTTCTCCGTGACGGGGGTGGCGGTAAGGCTCTGTTCCTTGATATGGGTCTAGGTAAGACCGCTACATGTCTATCGGCGCTGACCGAAGAACACTTGCCTGCTCTTATCATTGCCCCTAAGCGCGTAGCCGAGCACGTCTGGAAGACCGAGCGCGACATCTGGCGACCCGACCTGTCGATAACGGTCGTGAAGGGAACCAAGGATAAGCGCATGTCCCTTGCCGGGGTGCGTAGTGACCTCACGGTTATTAGCCGCGATAACCAGGATGATATTCGCTCCCGTGCCATGACGGGAGGCTTCAAGACGGTGATAATCGACGAGCTGAGTGGTTATAAGAACAGGGGTACTAAGCGCTGGAAGGGCGCGCAGGACATTGTGAGCCGCGCGAATCACGTCTGGGGCTTGACGGGTACCCCCACACCTAAGTCACTGATTGACCTGTGGGCGCAGATGTACCTGCTTGATAACGGCGAGTCTTTGGGTAAGACGCTCAGCGAATACCGGCGCAAGTACTTCTACGCGGCGGGGCAATTGCCTAATGGCATTGTCACGAAGTGGTTACCTCGTGCCGGGGCTAAGACTGAGACCGACATCTATGATGATATCGCGGATAGGGTATTGGTGCAGGGCACGGAAGGGCGCGTGAAGCTCCCTCCGGTGACCTACGTGCCGCAGAAGGTTACCTTGCCGGGGAAGGTACAGAAACAGTATGAGACGTTGAAGAAAGACCTAGTGCTTAGGTTGCTGGAAAGCGGAGAAGAAATCACCGCCGCTAACGCCGCCGTCGTCTCGGGTAAACTCGCACAAATCACGGCGGGGTTCCTCTACCATGATGCCGTGCCGGGGGCAGAGGGTGATGCCCGCAGGTGGGATGTTCTGCACAAGGTCAAGATGGATAAGCTGGAAGACCTCATTGAGGGTGTGAACGGTGGCGGCGTGCTTGTGTTCTACCGATTCCAGGCTGAGCTTGAGGAACTCAAGAAACGTTTCGGGTCTGATGTACACACCGTCAAAGAGAAAGACTTCGTTGAGCGCTGGAACGCCGGGGATATTCCTATCCTTGCCGCGCACCCGGACTCTATCGGTCATGGCTTGAACCTGCAGAAGGGCGGTAGCACCGCCGTATGGCTGTCCTTGCCGTGGTCTTCGGAGGCTTGGCTACAGTCTAACAAGAGGCTCGCGCGTAGCGGGCAGGAATACCCGGTAAACATCCACATGATTATGGCGGAAGACTCTATCGACGAGCACGTGCACGAGTCCTTGACGGGTAAGGTGGATGCTCAGCAAAGGTTGTTGGACTATCTGAGGGAGGTATAATCGAACGCTTGGGAAGTGGTTCCCAAGCTGACATGGATAACAGGTAACCCCTGGTTTGGTGGATTAAGCACCAGGCTGGGGGTTTTCTTTGCGCGGGTGGCGGGTATAAGTTTCCCCTGGATTGGCACGCCGTGCCGGGGGGATGGTTCTGCTGATGGTGGGCAGGTTGAGCACGAGGGTCACAGGGTGCCCTAGGGTAGGCGGATAGACTAACTTATAAGCGCAGACGCGCATAGCGTGAGCGCTACGGCGGATAAAAACGTAGCTCCCATGCCCCGGCTAGAGCATAAAAGTACCTGCGCAGACCCCTTGCCGGGGGATTTGTGGGCGTTGTGAACAGACTTGAGCGGTGTTTAGAAAGATTTGACAAACAGGTGGTGTGTGTAGTATTTAGGAAAATCTAAGGAAAATTTACCCTTAGAAAACTATATAGGGAATCCTTGGGCATCTTGGGCACTCCCTTGAAATAGCAACGAAGTAGCTAAAAAATCCTTGGGCATAATGGGTACAAATCCTTGGGCAACCAGGAAAATCCTTAGGCATTGGGGCAATCTGATAGAAAAAGTGGGGCAAAAACTTTTACCCAAAATACTTACCTACATAGAAATCCTTGGGCATCTTGGGCACTCCCTTGAAATAGCAACGAAGTAGCTAAAAAATCCTTGGGCATAATGGGTACAAATCCTTGGGCAACCAGGAAAATCCTTGGGCATTTAGGTTCTAGGAATCCGGAATGTCGTAGCATTTATCACAAGTGATTTGCCTCACCCACCTATATACCGTTTGAAAACCAGGTTTAGGGGGATTTGCCCAAGAAAAAAGGGGTTTGCCCAAGGATTTAAATCGAGGTTGCCCAAGGATTTTTTCGCTACTTCCCTGATATAGCACCGAAGTGCCCAAGATGCCCAAGGATTTCCTATATAAAGTTTATATATATTTATATATTTTAAATAAGAGTACTAAATACCATACATATGTAGGCTTGTCAATGGTTTTAAGTTAAGTGTTACCGAAATTACATCTGCGGTTCTAAAGCTACCCTGGAGGCCGGAGCTTATAGCACCAGCACTTACCCCGACATGAGCAGGCGCGGCTTTCTAGTCGGTGGTTTTGCTCCTGCCTTGCGCGTATAGGGCTAATCATCCACTCTGCGCGGCTCTGTGCGCGTGTGAGCGAGTTTCAGGGCTTCAGTGGGTGATTGTTCATCTGGCATAAAAATAGCCCCTCAGCGGGGCGTACAAAGCTTCTCTTGGTTTTAGATACAAAAATAGCCCCCCAATCTGGCGAGCTATTTCTGCGGCCACATTTGCACTCCAATGCGTAAAAATGCTATCGTGGTCTTGAAAAACACAACTCCATGATACAAGATTAGGAGACATTCGTCCAATGCGTAACGCATTTACTTTTGAATTTGCCAAAGGAACGTCACCGAAGACGGAAGGCAAAGAACTAACCTTCACCGACATTCGAGAAATGTTGAAGACCCCCGGCACGGAAAAAGCCGAACGCTCATACTTGCCGGGAACTATCAAAGACCACCACCGCAAACGCGAGAACATCATCTCACGCTCTGCAGTCACGCTAGACCTGGACGGCGCGCAGATGGGCGGATTCGAAGCACTGAGCGGATACCTGCGCGGCAAGCAATATTTCTGGCACACGACTTTTTCGCACAGCCCCGAGAATCCCTCTTTCAGGTTCATCATCCCTCTAGTCGAAGACATTTCACCAGAGCTGTACGAGAGCCTGGTATCGCAGATAATCACCGCGAATACCAAGGCAAGCATTGATACCGCTTCATGCTCGCCGGCGCAGATTATGTTCACCCCGGCTTGCACGGACAGGGATAATTACATCTGGGGAGAAAACACCGGCGAGTTAGCCGACGCGAAGGTGTGGGTAAAGGAAGCCAATGGCGGCGAAGCCGTTGTACCTCTGGCGCGAATCAAGAAGCGCGGTAACCCCGAGGAAGTCCCCGGCATCATTGGTCGGTTCAATAAAGCCTTCCCGACCCTGGACGAATTAGTTGAAGTCTTTGGCCTACCTTACGTGTATGTACCTGAGGTTGGGCGCTACCGTTATGCGGGTTCCTCCATCCACTCCACCCCCGGCATGAGTGAGATTGAGGAAAACCCCGGCTACTTCTATAGCTGGCACGCCAAAGACCCGGCCAGCGGGTACGCGCAGAACTCTTTTGACCTATTGCGTATTCACAAGTTCGGTGAGTTGGACGAAGGGTACAGTGGCCCGCCTGTTCACGCGCCCTCTTACAAGGCGGCGAAGGACTTCATTGAAACCCACGAGGCGTTCAAACAGCGAGAGAGTGAGGACGCTTACGCCGCTGTGTTGTCCCGCTACGAGGGTGCAATTGTTGCAGAAACTCCTGCTAGTACGAGCCGGGGAGCGTCAGGTGCAGACCTGTTCGCGCTACCTGAGGGCGAGCCGGAAGTACCTACCGCACCAAGCGAAGAAGAAATTCGAGATAAGAGCGCGTGGGTGAAGCTCCTGACCGTTGATAAAAAGACGCAGCAGGTAGAGAATACCGTAGATAACCTTGAATTGATTTTCCATAACGACCCATTCCTCAATGGTCTTGGGTGGTGTGAGCGCGGCGGGTATGAAGCCTGGACTAAGGACGGGTATAACTTTGCCGACGGCGCGCCGCATCAGTTGAACAACCGGGACATCTCAATTATTCAGTTCCACATTGAGAAGATTTACGGGATGCGTAGCATCACCAGGACTCGCGTAGAGCAGATGCTAGAGGTTCTGGCAGAGACTAACCGTTATGACCCGGTGCAGGATTACCTGAACTCTCTTGAGTGGGATGGTGTACCACGACTGAACACATGCATCCCCGGCGTGGAGTACTCGGACTACAACGAAATGGTAGCTCGCAAGGCTCTTATAGGCGCTGTTGCCCGTGCTCTCAAGCCCGGCGTGAAAGCAGACCAGTCACTCATTCTCGCAGGTGAAGCTGGGCTTGGTAAGTCCTGGTGGGTAGAACGCATGTCACGCGGGTTCTCCTCTGTGCTTGGACCGATTGACCGCAAGGACACTCTTATCTCGGCAAGCCGTGGGTGGATTATCACCTCTGACGAAGGCCATGCCATGTCGAAGGCTGAGTTTAACCAGCTCAAAGAATTTATGACTCTTACCCAAGATACCTACCGCCCCCCGTATGAGCGAGCCGCGCAGACTGTCAAGCGTCGTTGGGTCATCTGGGGTACCACCAATGACCCGAAGATGCTTCGAGAGCGCGAAGGTAACAGGCGCTTCCTTATCGTAGATATTCAAGAGAAAGCAGACTTCGATAAGTACACGGATGAATACGTAGACCAGGTATGGGCAGAGGCAGTTCACGCGTTCAAGTCGGGTGAATCGCATATGCTCAGTGAATCCGAAGAAGCCCTGGCCGAGAGTGTACGCACCCTGCATACTCAGACTGATGACCTCGCCGACATGATTAGTGAAGGCGTAGATGTGCTCTTGCCGGGTGACTGGGATACGAAGACAATTTCTCAGCGCACCTCCTACATGTTGCAGGTTGAGCAAGGCATGGCCGGCGGCTCAGTTGAGCGCGAGACTATCTCGCCGGTGGAGGTCTGGACTGAGATTATGGCGCGACCGCGTGCTGACTTCGATAACATGAACCAGCGCCGCATCTATGATGCTTTAGTTGCCCTGTCTCGCCGGGGTGTTTTGCGTCGCCCGTTGAAGAAGTCATATAAGGCTCCTTACGGCACGGTGGATAACTTCGAGATTATCCGGTTCGAGTAATTTAAATCACACGTATATAACTTGACGTGCGCACACGCGGTCACCTATAGTTATAAATGTGGTCGCAAGAGCGGTCACTAAGACAAGAAACGGAGAACTGATAATGGACCAGAAACGAATTGACGAGCTCGGTGTGGAACTTGGTCGCTCCTTGGCGGCTGTTGTACAGCACGCGCTGAGCATTGCGGCAGAAGCATCCAAGGGTGCTCCGCTGTGGGTAAACGTTGGCACTGCGGCTGAATCTTTCACTAAGCCGGTAGAGACTGAGACGGGCGAGGAAGAGAAGCCCGCCAAGAAGACGGTTCGCAAGCGCGCTACTCGCAAGACTGCAAAGGCAGAAGAGCCTAAGGCAGAAGAGCCTAAGGCAGAAGAGCCTAAGGCAGAAGAGCCTAAGGCAGAAGAGCCTAA